AGAAGACACATGCTGTGAAAAATGGCTTGATGTTACAAGAAGAGAAACTATGGACGGAGCAGAAGCTGCAATTGATGCTTCTATTGAACATTACAAAAAACGTTTAGACTACGCTAAAGGTCCTAAAGTTGTTAAAACTTTTAAATAAAATAAATTAAATTAAATCAAATTAAATCATGTCAGACGCAATAGTCAAGAACCTAAGTTTTGGTAACGAAGCTAAGGATCAAATATTTAAAGGTATAGAAAAACTCACAAAAGCTGTTAGCTCCACTTTAGGGGCTAGCGGCAAGTGTGTAATAATGGAAGATGGAAAAGGTTATCCTATCATAACAAAAGATGGTGTAACAGTGGCTGATTCTATTATCTTACAAAATCCCATAGAAAATATGGGTGCAACTCTTTTAAAAGAAGCTGCAAGAAAAACAGTAAGAGAAGCTGGTGATGGTACTACCACAGCAACGGTATTAGCACATTCTATTTTAGAAGAAGCTTATAATGCACGCCCTGAAGATTCTATAAGAGGAATAAAAGAAGGTATAGAAAAAGTAACTAACAAAGTTATTAAATACTTAGAAAAAATATCAATACCAGTAACTGGTAGTATGATTGATCAAATAGCAACTATATCTACTAACAACGATGAAAAGTTAGGTAAATTAATAGCTAACGCATTTAGAGAGGTTGGTGACACAGGTGTGGTAACAATGGAGCCAACAGAAGGTGGTATTACAGAAATTGAAATTGTAGAAGGAGTTGAATACGGAAAAGGGTATGCTGATCCAAATTTTGTTACAAATAAAGAAAAAAATATAGTAGAACTAGAAAATCCTTTAGTTTTAATTATGGATTCTAAAATAGAATCAATAAGACAAGTTCAACCGGTACTTGAACATGTTATAAAAAATAATAAATCTTTATTGTTAGTTGGAGAAGTTCAAGCAGGAGTTTTATCTGCTTTGCTTATGAATAAAATGAAAGGAAATATAAAGATTAATGTTATAGATCCTCCAGTTTATGGATTAAGAAGAAAGGAAATATTAAATGATTTAGCTTTATTAACTAATTCTATAATAATAAATGAAGATTTAGGTGATGATTTAAATGTTATTCAAGTTGATTATTTAGGTTCCTGTGTTAAAGCTACATCTACATCTGATCAAACTGTAATTCAAATTGAAGAAACTTCAGAAGAAGTAGAAGATATAATTAGCAAAATAAAACAAGATCTTAAGAAGAAAAACAAAGCTCATGTAGTTCATAGTTTAGAATTAAGATTAGCTAGATTATCTGCTAAAGTTGCAGTTGTTAAAATTGGTGCTAATTCAGCTATAGAATTAAAAGAAAAAACAGATAGAGTCGAAGACGCTATTTGTGCTACTAAAGCCGCTATAAAAGAGGGTATAGTTCCAGGGGGAGGAATTGCATTGCTTAACGCATCATATTCTATAAAACCTGAAAACACAGGTGAAGAAATATTGTTAAGAGCAATACAATCTCCATTTAAAACCATTCTTAGTAATGCTGGTATAAATCCAGATAAGCTAAACAGTAAGCAAAAAGTCGGAATAGGATTAGACGTAGTTACAGGAAATATGGTAAATATGGTTGATTCAGGAATTATCGATCCTTTACTAGTAACAAAAAGTGCATTAGTAAATGCGGCTTCTGTAGCTACTACAATATTATCTACTGATTGTGTAATTAATAATATGAGAATTGATGAAAGCAATAGGTAGAAATTTAATTATACAAAAAATTGAACAAGGCACTACTAAAACCGAAGGTGGTTTATTATTAGCTGAACTTCATAAAGATGACATTAGGTATATAAAAGCTACTGTTGTTGATGTGGGTGAGGAAATAAAAGGGCTTAAAAAAAACGATATAATATTTTATGATAAACACGCTGGTCATAAAATTGAAATAGAAGAAAATATTTATCACGTTATAAAAGTTCAAGACGTGGTTGTTGTTTTGTGAAAAGGCTAGATGCATCAGACTTAAAAAATCTGAATTTGTTAAAACACTACCGTATAATACGCAAGTGGGCTTCCAAAAACAACAACCTTAGAGAAGCAGATCTAGAATTATTAATATATCTAGATTGTATAGATTTGTTTACTAAAAAAGATTTTGAATTAGGAGTTTACTCTTATAGCTGGGATAATAGACGATGGAGTAGATTGATTAAAAACGACTGGATAAAAGTTTGGAGAACTAGAAATAGAACTACTCAAAAATATAATATTTATAAAGTATCTTTTAAAGGTAAACAACTTATAAATAGAATATATAAAATAATGTTAAAAGAAGAAGAGCTTCCTACTAGCATTAGAAGAAATAAAATTATGAAAGGTAATTCATATATGGATAAAGTTATGATTACCTCTATTAAAAACGTAAACAAGGATATATGATAAATTTAGCACAATCAGCTCTAGGAATTGGATCAATAGGACGCTCAATTTCTTCTCAAGGTAGAAGCGGTTTTGAAACAAATGTTATAACAAAACTAGATAGCATAGAAAATAAACTAGGTGGTAATGATAGTGGTGCTATGCCAGTTGAACAACCGCCAGCGATGCCAGTAGGTAACTTAGGTGGTAACTTAGCTCAACCAGATCCTGTATTACCAGAAATACAAAACACAGGTGGTGGCGATGTAACTCCTATGGAAGGGGGTTTTGACCCTACTACACAACAAGTAGCAAATGATATATACGGGGGAGATCTCGAAAAATCAATGGCTTTACAAAGCAGATCATTAATTTAAAAATAAAAATTATGCACAATAAAAAATACGATCCAGCAATGGAAGAATTAAAACCTGGAAAACACGTTGGTATCGTGGGTGAATCTCACATATGGGATGGGCCACTAGATCAAGCAGGTAGACAACACGGTATGGGCTCAAGCTCAGGAATAACAGGTATGCAAGTGTTAAAAGCTCCGGTACCGTATAAACCTCTTAATGCCGTTTTGTGCGCTCAAAGAGATTAAAACAATATAAAAATGGGATTATTTAGAACACAAGATTCGATCATAGGTAAAGCTATGCCTTTAACAGGTTTAGTTGGTGCCCCAAATGCTTTGCCCGCTTGGGTATTTCAAAATAAAACAGGAGTATTAGGTAACTTTTTAGACAGTTCAGTATTATACGTAGGTGTTGCTGGAGATGTATCTGTTATATTATCAGGTACTAGTTTAAATTCTGTTAGTACATTAAGTATTTTAAGTGGAGGTACTAGTTATTCAAATGCATCAAATTTAGCAACTACTTGTTCTAGTAACTTAGCACAAGGATTAACCGTAACTATAACTGTAAATGCTGGTGTTGTTGATTCAATAGCAATAGGTAATGCTGCTGGTTCTGGTTACAATGTAGGTGATATTGTCACAATAACACAAGGTGGTTCAGGAGGTAATGCTACCGCAACTATAACAGCTGTTAATAATGGTGTTCCTGTTTCTGCACAAGCATTAACATTTAAAGGAGTGCAAGCTGGTACAATATTACCAGTTGCTGTAGATTATGTAACTGCTTTAAACACTGTAACTGCCGCAGATATAATGGTAGGTAGATAATGGGAAATTTTTTATTAACCAGACTTAGAGGTGCTGGTAAATCAATTACTGAGATAAGAGAAGAGCCTGGTAAAAGTAACGCGGGAAAATATCCTAATGTATCACCAAATGATTTTGCTGGTCCAGATGGAACTTACCCTATCAATACTTTAGCAAGAGCTAAATCAGCTTTAAAACTAGCACACAATGCTTCTAATCCTGAAGCAATTAAAAAGAAGGTGTTTGCAAAATACCCAGAATTAAAATCTTAAATTATGAGTTATAATAAAAAAGGACATTACGGACATTATAGTGGAAACGCTAAACATTCAAGAGTTACAAATTATAATATGGATGCTACTAAACGTGACGACGAAGCACACATGCAATATCTTAAAGAAGATATAAAGTATGACGACAAGCACGGTCACAGTGATATAGATATGACAGCTGATGAAAAACATATTTCTAAATTAGCTGGAGATCTTAAGTATGATGAAAAACATCATTAAAATAAACAGAGTAAACTGCAAATCAAAACATTTAACATTTAACATTTAACATTTAACATTTAACATTTAACAAAAAAATCATGGCAAATTACATTAAAATTAAAGCAGCAGATATAAATGTTGCTAATCAAACTTCAGACGTACTAATTGGAAACGTTGATTCTGTTTACCAAGGACTAGCAAACGGGGGTGGAGATGCTAACAAATTCACAGTTTATGCTGATGGAAAAAGCTATTTATTTACAGTTACTGCAAAAGGTAAAGAGTGGGCTGATCAATTTATTTCAGCTGTTACGGCTAACCCAGGTGGTATTATGTCAATCGTACAAAATGACACAGGCGTAAAAGTAACCGCTATAGTTGTAGCATAATTATGCAATCTCAAGGATTAGGCGATAGTATAGCTAAATTCACGGAAAAAACAGGGATTAAGACCGTTGTAGAAAAAGTCTCTAACGGTCTTAATATTCCTTGTGGTTGTAAAAGTCGTCAAACATGGTTTAACGAAAAGTTTCCTTATAAAAAATAATATGGCATTTAAATTAAAACCTCCTTTTAACCTAGATCTTTTAAGCACATCAATGTTCGAAAGAGATATGGAGGGTGATCCGGTTCACGCTAGAACACCTAAAAACGGGGTTATTATTTTAAATGAAGATTCATTTTCTATGGATAAAGATCCAAAGGAAAAATTAAAAACCATTGTTCATGAACTTGAACATGTACGACAATACAAATCCGGTGATTTAGACTATGGTTATAATGGTGCAGGCAAAGAAGTAGTATGGTGGAAGGGTAAAGAATATGATTACTCTAAAATGGCTTCTGGAGATCCAAACCAACCTTGGGAAAAAAAACCTTATCAGTTAGAAAAAAAATTAGATAAAAACACTTAATAAATTAAAACAAATGAATAAAAATTACAGAGGTCCTGCTGAATCAAAAGAACTTTCAGAAGACGGGCCAGCAATCGATCAAGCAGACAAAGGTTCTGCTAAACACAAAAAAATGCACAAAGGTTCTGCTAAATACAAAAAAGGTAGTGCAGATTACGATGTGAAAAAAGGTTCTCATGAGCATCCTCATGGTGCAGCTCAAAGCGATGAAGAGATTTTGAAAATGCGCGATGCACATAACAGAATCCTTCAGTATGGAAAAGATACTAAAGCAAAATTGGAAGAAGATGCCACAAGAGCAAGAAATGATTTTTACAACGCAGGAATACTAGATTCTATTAATCTGGAAAAAGCTGGGAAAGGTAAAACAGCAAAAGATATATATGGTGAAAACTATGGTCAAAAGGAAGGAAATAGTAAGTCAAGTTACGATGTAAAAAAAGACATGAGTGATGACAAAAAAAATCAAATTTTAGAAGATTATAAAGCATCTGAATTTTATTCAGGACCAGGTAAAATGGGTTATACTCAAAACTTTGGACCAGCTAGACAAAATGGTTACGCAAAAGGCGCGGCTAAAGTCAATGAAATAATGGGTAAAGGTTCTTCAAGACAAAAGTACGGTGGAAATAAAGGAGACGAGTCTAGAAGCAAGAAAGATTACGAAGGATAGAAAATGAAAATATCAAAAACAGGGTACTTAAAAAATAGTCCTGATGTTAATAGAAAACAAAACTTAATTCCTAGCAATAAAATTACTATGAAGGGTGTTGAGTATAAAGTTAAAGGTGTTGACAACAGGGGTTATACTACTATTATGTATCCTGGTTATGATTATATTTTTCCTAATGGAACACACGTTTTAGAAACAAAATTAGATGAGTAAGCCAAAAAAGAAATTCACAGAAACTACTGTAGGTAAACTTTTATTTGGTGCTGCATCAATAGTAAATCCTACGTTAGGTAATGTACTTAAAGGAGTAACATCACCAGGAGAAGCTATAGCCGCTATAGGTAAATCAGATGCTAGTAGTGAAGATAAAATTAAACTACAACAATTGATACATGAGCAGCAGAATAAAGAAATGCAGGCTATTACTTCTAGATGGGAAGCAGATTCAAAATCAGATTCATGGCTTTCAAAGAATGTACGTCCGATGGTTTTAATCTGGTGTATTGTAGTTTTTTCAATAGCTGGTATATTTGATAGTATAGAAACTATACCTTTTGCTATTCATGATAATTGGAATGATACTTTTGAAAAAGTTATGATGAGTGTTATTTTAGCTTACTTTGGCGGACGAAGTGGAGAAAAGGTTACAAGTATATTTAAAAAGTAAATAAAATCTGTAACTATATTATATGAGTGCTTATAGAAATAAAATAAACAAAAGATTAAAAAGAAAAGCTCAGCTACGTGGAGTTGCACAAGCTCAAGATGGCATATCCGGTTTTGGTCCTCGAGTAAACACCGTAGATCAAGATGAGGTAAAAGAAGCAGCTTTTAATTGGTGGCTAGGTCAAGATTTAAATGCAATTCCTGGTGTAGAACCAAGTTCTAATAAAAAAACTCAATTTGAGTCAAAGTGGACGCGAAGAGAGCAATTTGATTTAGAGCAACAACAAAGACAGTGGGATATGGTTCCAACAATTAACCCTAGACCTACAAAACAATCAACAATGAATGAAAGAAACAAGAAACAAACTTGGCTTTCACAAGGATAAATAAAATTAAATATAATTAAATTAAATGAAAAATAAACTTAAAATAATTGCTTTAAGTATTGTAACTGTTGTATGTGCCTATACTATAGGTTATACAAAAGCAGAAAAAAAAATACTAACAATGATATTAGATGAAAACCATCATCCAGAGCTTAAAGCAAAAATAGACTATCATCTGGAAAATAACTTTAAAGAATCAACTAAATAAATTAAATTAAATTAAAATGGAAGAACAAAAATTAAAAATAACCGACGAACAGTTAAAAGAAGTTCAAGAATCTCAAACAAAAGTAAGTCAAGTATTAAACCAAATTGGTTTTCTTGAAATACAAAAAAGTGCTCTTAAAGTAGAGTTTAATAAAGTAAACGATGAAGCTGAAGAAGTTAAGAAGAAACTTGAAGAAGAGTATGGACCAATTAACATTAATTTATCTTCAGGTGAGTACACTGTTGTTGAGGTAAAAGAAGAAGAATAAAAGTGGATAACGTTGTAAGAAAAATCAGTATTGGATCTGATTATAAAAATGATGCTATGCATTATTCTATAGGTCAACAGGTTTATGGAGGGCATGAGATTGCTTATATTATTCATGATACTAAAGATTCATCTTACAATATTCATATAAGAAAAGGAGATGAAATATTGCCATGGAAAAAATTTAATTCTAACATGGCAATATCCATCGAATATGACTTAGAGTATTGATGCAAAGTTTATATGACTTTATAGTAGAACCATTTGGTAATACTTATGAAAACGAAATAGAGATAGAAAACGTTAAAATAATATTAAACACTAAGATTGAAAGTTTTAAATTCGTAAACAATGTAGCTAAAGTAATCGAAGTTCCTTTAGCTTTTAAAACTGAAATAAAAAAAGGTGATTTAATTTTAATACATCATAATGTTTTTAGAACTTTCTATAACATGAAAGGTGTAAAGAAAAAATCAAGATCTTTTTTTAAAGATAATCAATATTTTTGCTCTTTAGATCAAGTTTATTTATATAAAAGAAATTCAAAATGGATGTCAGTAAATGACAGATGTTTTATAAAACCTTTAAAAAACAAAAGTAAATTTAAGGTTGCAAAAGAGCAAAGTCTTATTGGTATATTAAAAATAGGTAATAGCTCATTAGAAGCGCTAGGAATACACGAGGGAGACACTGTAGGTTATACACCATATGGTGAATATGATTTTATTGTAGATAAAGAGCGTTTGTATTGTATGAAATCAAATGATATTGTAATTAAATATGGAGATAAAGAAAACCAAGCTGAGTATAATCCAAGCTGGGCAAGTAGCGGTTAAAGAATTAATTAAAGTTGCAAAAGAACCTATTATAGATTTTGGCCCAGATATTTCCGCTGATCGTTTAAAAAACGCAGCAGCTACTAAAAAGTTAGCTATATTTGATGCTTTTGAAATCTTACAAAGAATACAAGAAGAAGAAAGTATATTAAACGAAAAACCTAAAGAAGTTAAAGAAGAAAAAACTTTTAGAGGTTTTGCTGAAGGAAGATCTAAGTAATGTATAAGCAAACATTATTAAAAATAGTTAAACCTATTAAACCTAAAGTAATTAAAAGGTTAAATAGATATAAAAAATGGGAATATGGATACAATAAAGAGTATGATATCGTCGTTATATCAAAAACTGGTGAAATTGGTGAAATATATGAAATCCAAAATCTTAGGATAGCTTTACCTAAAAAATCAAAAGATGTAGTAAAGTTTAAAGATAATAAATGGGAGAGAACACCATTACCTACAGCTTTTAAACATATTAAAACTATATTTGACTGGGAAGAATACGATGTAGATTTTAAAGAAACATGGTATGATTACATTGATAAAGAGTTTGATTACAGAGAAAAAGGATTTTGGTTTATTAATAAAGACAAACCTACTTATATTACTGGGACTCATTACATGTACTTGCAGTGGTCCAAGATTGATGTTGGGAAACCAGATTTTAGGGAGTCAAACAGATTATTCTTTATATTCTGGGAAGCTTGTAAAGCCGACGATAGATCATATGGGATTTGTTATCTTAAAAACAGACGATCTGGTTTTTCGTTCATGGCCTCAGGTGAAACTGTTAACAGCGCAACAATTTCAACAGACTCAAGATTTGGAATATTATCTAAATCAGGACCTGACGCTAAAACGATGTTTACTGACAAAGTCGTACCAATCTCGGTTAATTACCCGTTTTTCTTTAAACCAATCCAAGATGGTATGGACCGTCCCAAAACAGAATTAGCATATAGAGTTCCTGCAAGTAAATTTACTAGAAGAAAACTTGAAACTAATGAAACACTTAGAGAGTTAACAGGGTTGGACACAACTGTTGATTGGAAAAACACAGGAGATAACTCTTATGATGGTGAAAAATTAAAACTATTAGTACATGATGAGAGTGGTAAATGGGAAAGGCCAAATAATATATTAAATAATTGGCGAGTTACTAAAACAACACTACGATTAGGTAGTAAAATTATTGGTAAATGTATGATGGGTAGTACCTCTAATGCATTAGATAAAGGAGGAGATAATTTTAAAAAACTTTATTATGACTCGGATGTCACTAAAAGAAACGCCAATGGACAGACTCGCTCGGGATTATATTCTTTGTTCATACCTATGGAATGGAACTACGAAGGATACATTGATTCTTATGGCATACCTGTCTTCAATACACCGGAAAAACCCGTGGAAGACCCGCATGGTATTAAAATAAATTTAGGTGTTATAGAGTATTGGCAAAATGAAGTAGATGGATTAAAAGGAGATCAAGACGGTTTAAATGAATTTTATAGACAATTTCCAAGAACTGAAGAACATGCTTTTAGAGATGAGGCAAAATCTTCTTTATTTAATTTAACTAAAATTTACGAACAAATAGATTGGAACTCTGATATTAACAATAGTAATGTAATAACACAGGGTAATTTTCAATGGGTAAATGGAGTAAAAGATACCACGGTGATTTTTAACCCTACAAATAATGGTAGATTTTTTATATCTTGGGTTCCAGAAGTACATTTACAAAATAATGTAATTTCTAAAAATGGTAAAAAATATCCTGGTAATGAGCATATGGGTGCTTTTGGTTGTGACAGTTATGATATATCAGGTACTGTAGATAAAAGAGGATCGAATGGATCTTTACACGGTTTAACTAAATTTAGTATGGAAAATCACCCTGCTAATCATTTTTTTCTTGAATATATAGCTAGACCTGCAACAGCAGAAATATTTTTTGAAGATGTTTTAATGGCTTGTATTTTTTATGGTATGCCAATACTTGCAGAAAATAATAAACCTAGATTATTATATTATTTTAAAAGAAGAGGATATAGAGGTTATTCTATGAACAGACCAGATAAAATATATAATAAATTGTCTGTAACAGAAAGAGAAATAGGTGGTATACCTAATTCAAGTGAAGATATAAAACAAGCTCATGCTGCTGCTATAGAATCTTATATACAAGATTTTATTGGTCTAAAACCTAATAACGATTATGGTGATTTATATTTTCAAAGAACATTACAGGATTGGGCTAAATTTAATATAAACAATAGAACAATGCACGATGCTTCCATTAGTTCAGGGCTAGCTATTATGGCTTGTAATAAAAATAAATATAGACCTATACCTAAACAAGCTTTAGTTAATTATGATTTAGGTATAAAAAAGTATGATAATAAAGGGGATATTTCAAAAATAATACAATAAATGAAAATAAACTATAATAGTAATAGCACATTTCCAGAACAGGTGGTACCTATCGAGGAAAAGATGTCTTGGGAGTATGGAAAGCGAGTTGCTGATGCTATACAATCAGAATGGTTTGCGCAAGGAAGAACTAATGGTAATAGATATTTAACAAGTTTTAATGATTTTCATAATAGAAGATTATACGCGAGAGGAGAGCAACCTGTACAAAAATATAAAGATGAGTTATCAATTAATGGTGACTTAAGCTATTTAAACTTAGACTGGAAACCAGTACCCATATTGTCTAAATTTGTAGATATATTAACAAACGGTATATCAGCTAAAGATTATGATATAAAAGCTTATGCTCAAGATCCAGAATCTATAAAGAAAAGAACAAAATATGCAGAAGGTCTTGCGAAAGATATGTTTGCCTATGAAATACAACAACAAGTTAAAGCCTCTACTGGTGTAGATATATCTAATACTAAAATCCCAACAGAAAATTTACCTAAAACTATTGAAGAAATGGAATTGCATTTGCAATTATCTTATAAACAATCAATAGAAATTGCTGAAGAAGAAGCTATTAGTCAAGTATTAGCACAAAATAAATTTGAATTATTAAAACGTAGAATTAATTTAGATTTAGTTACATTAGGTATAGCTGCTGCTAAAACAAACTTTAATGCTTCTAACGGTATAACACTTGACTACGTTGATCCAGCATATATGATTTATTCATATACTGAAGATCCAAATTTTGAAGATATATATTATGTAGGTGAAGTCAAAGCGATGACAATCCCTGAGGTTAAAAAACATTTTCCTCATATATCTAATGAAGAATTAGAAAAACTACAAAAATATAACAGTAACAGTAATTATATATATGGTTATGGTGGTTATGATCAAAATACTGTACAAGTATTATTTTTTGAATACAAGTCTTATATGGATCAAGTATTTAAATTAAAGCAAACAGATAATGGATTAGAAAAAATATTAGAAAAACCTGATACATTTAACCCACCACAATCCGATTCTTTTTCTAAAGTTAGTAGAAGTATAGAAGTTTTATTTGAAGGTGTTAAAGTTTTAGGTACTGATGTAATGTTAAAGTGGGAGTTATCTGAAAACATGACTAGACCTATGTCTGATACAACTAAGGTAGAAATGAACTACGCTATATGTGCACCTAGAATGTATAAAGGTAGAGTAGAATCTTTAGTTACCAAGACAATGGGTTTTGCTGATATGATTCAATTAACTCATTTAAAATTACAGCAAGTACTTTCAAGAATGGTACCAGATGGAGTGTTTTTAGATATGGATGGTTTAGCTGAAGTTGATTTAGGAAATGGTACAAACTATAATCCAGCTGAAGCTTTAAATATGTATTTTCAAACAGGTTCTGTTGTAGGTAGATCTTTAACCCAAGATGGTGAGTTGAATAGAGGAAAAGTTCCAGTACAAGAATTAACCTCATCAGCTGGTCAAGCTAAAATTGGTGCTTTAATATCTACATATAATTATTATTTACAGATGATTAGAGACGTAACCGGACTTAATGAAGCAAGAGATGGTACGTTACCAGATAAAGATACATTAGTAGGATTACAAAAAATAGCTGCTCAACAATCAAATATAGCAACAAAACATATTAATAATGCTAGTTTGTTTATGACTTTAAGATTATGTGAAAACATATCTAAAAAATTAGCTGATGTACTTAACAATCCTTTAACAGCTAACGCTTTAATGGAAAGTATTTCAGTTTACAATACACAAACATTAAACGAAATTAAAAACTTATCTTTACATGATTTTGGTATTTTCTTAGAACTAGAACCTGATGACGAAGAAAAAGCACAATTAGAACAAAACATACAAGTTGCTTTACAAGCTGGTGGTATTGAGTTAGAAGATGCTATAGATTTAAGACAAATAAAAAACTTGAAACTTGCTAATCAAATGTTAAAACAAAGACGTAGAATAAAGCAAGAAAGAGATCAAGCAATACAGGAAAGAAATATACAAGCCCAAGCTGAAGCTAATGCTCAATTAGCAGAAAAAACAGCTATGGTTGAAACACAAAAACAACAAGTATTAACAGAACAAAAAGTTAATATAGAACAAGCTAAATCACAATTTGAAATACAAAGAATGCAGACAGAAGCAGAAATAAAACGTATGCTTATGGCTGAAGAATTTAATTACAATGTTGAGTTAGCAAGAGCACAAAGAGAAACTGAATCTTTAAAAGAAACAGAAATAGAAAATAGAAAAGACAAAAGAATTAAATTGGAAGGATCACAACAGAGTCAAATGATACAACAAAGACAAAATGATGGTCCACCAATAAATTTTGAGTCAAGCAACGATAGCATAGGGGATTTTGGATTAGAAGCTTTTAGCCCTAAATAATTACTAATTTTATAATATTATATCATGTCAGAAGAAACAAAAACAAATAAACCTGTTAAACAGGAAGGTGACTTTAAATTAAAAACAAAGAAAAAGACACCTAAAAAACTTGGTGAAATTAATAACGATCCAATTAAAGTAGATTTAACAAAACCAGAGGCTACTGGAGAAATAGTTCCAGAAGTTACAAAGGTTACAATACCTAAAGAAGATGCCATTTCAGAGCCAGAAACAGGAGGATTACTTGAAGATAAACAAACCGGAGATATACAAGAGGTGGATAAAGAAGTACGGTCCAGCGAAAATGTGGAAGTACAAGAACCCAAAGAAGAAGATTCTGTCGTTGAAATCCAAGAAATAACTGAAGAACAAGAGGTTAAAGAAATTAAACAAGATATTGCTGAAGCTAAAAGAGACGAGCAAGTACTTGGTAAACCTTTACCTGAAAATATAGAAAAACTAGTGACTTTTATGGAAGACACTGGTGGTACGGTAGAAGATTATGTGAGATTAAATCATGATTATAGTAAAACAGATGATGTATCCTTACTTAATGAATACTACAAACAAACAAAACCTCATTTAAATAGTGAAGAAATTTCTTTCTTAATGGAAGATAATTTTAATTATGACGAAGAGGTTGACGAAGCTAGAGATGTAAGAAAGAAGAAACTAGCTTTTAAAGAAGAAGTTGCAAAAGCCCGTAAGGAACTAGAAACTCTTAAAGATAAATATTACCAGGAAATCAAGTTGAGACCTGGTATATCTCAAGAGCAAAAGAAAGCTATGGACTTTTTCAATAGATACAATGAGCAACAAAAGACGATGGAAAACAACCATCAGGATTTTAAAACTAAAACTAATCAATTGTTTAATAATGAATTTCAAGGGTTTGATTTCAACGTTGGACAAAAAAAGTTTAGATATAAAGTTTCTAATCCTACACAAGTTGGTGAAACACAAACCGATATTAGTAAATTTATTAATAAATATACTGATGAAAAAGGTATTGTTTCCGATACACATGGTTATCACAAAGCGTTATATGCTGCTATGAATGCTGATAAAATTGCTAATCATTTTTATGAACAAGGGAAAGCTGATGGTGTAAAAACTATAGTTGACAGTTCTAAGAATATCGCAGGTGAAAAACCTAGGCAAGTTGCCGATGGTAACGTTTTCATAAACGGATTAAAAGTAAGATCGATTAGTGGATTAGATTCAACAAAATTAAAAATAAAAACAAAAAAATTTAACTAACTAATTAAAAATTAAAATTATGGCTTTAACTCCACAATTTGGGAGTATAATACCCTCTCAATCGCAACAAATCCTAACGGATAACTATCTTCAATTTGATAGTGCTGGTGCGAATTCAAATAACTTTGCTCAGCAATACCTACCGGAATTGTATGAACAAGAAGTAGAAAGATATGGTAACAGAACATTATCAGGATTTCTACGCATGGTAGGCGCTGAAATGCCTATGACTTCAGATCAGGTTATATGGTCTGAGCAAAATAGATTACATATTGCGTATGATAACTGTACATCAAATTCAGGAAATGGAACAATTACTATTCCTGTAACTGCTACAACTGCTGCTAATCCTATTTTAAATGTAATATCTCCAGGATCAACAATTGTTGTAATGGATGACCTCGGAAACGAAGCAAAATGTTTTGTTAGAATATCTGACACGGCTGCTGCTGGTGGTGCTGGTAACCCAGGACAGTTAACTGTAGAACCTTACGGTTTTGCTAACTTAGCTGCTGCTGGAATTGCTAATAGTGCTAATAACAAAATATTTGTTTACGGTTCTGAATTCCAAAAAGGAACATCAACTGCTAATGGTGTTGTAGGTGTAAACACTTACGCTGCTGTTAACAATCCACAAGTAACAGTTACTCCTAGCTTTACACAATATCATAACTCTCCTATTATCCTTAGAAGTACTTATACTATCAATGGTTCTGACACAGCTCAGATCGGTTGGGTAGAAGTTTCTACTGAAGATGGTACTGGAGGATATTTATGGTACTTAAAAGCTGAGTCTGAAACTAGACTTAGATTTGAAGATTACCTAGAAATGTCTATGGTAGAAGCTGAGCTATCTGCTGGAGGTCCTGCTGGATTAGTTGCTCAATCACTTGGTTCTGAAGGTTTATTCGCTGCTATCAACGCAAGAGGAAACGTTCAAGTAGGATTTAGTGCTGCTGCTGGTTTAGACGCATTCGATGCAATTCTTAAAAATTTAGATACTCAAGGAGCTATTGAAGAAAACATGCTTTTCTTAAACAGATCTTCTAATCTTGATTTTGATGATATGCTAGGATCTATCTCTGGTGGTTTCGCTGGTGGTACTGCTTTTGGTTTGTTTGAAAACTCAGAAGAAATGGCTTTAAATCTTGGTTTCTCAGGATTTAGAAGAGGTTCTTATGACTTCTATAAAACAGACTGGAAATACTTAAATGATGCTTCTACAAGAGGTGCTCAAGTTGGACCTGCTTCAATCGAAGGAGTTTTAATACCAGCTGGTACTTCAACTGTATATGATCAAATTTTAGGTACTAACATTAGAAGACCTTTCTTACACGTAAGATATAGAGCTTCTCAGACTGACGACAGAAGAATGAAGTCGTGGTTAACTGGTTCAGTAGGTGGTGCTTTCACTTCATCTTTAGATGCAATGGAAGTTAACTTCTTATCTGAAAGATGTTTAGTTACTCAAGCTGCGAATAATTTCGTATTATTCAAAGGATTATAAAATAATCCAACTATAATAATTATCCCCGTCAAATGGCGGGGGTATTTATTTTTTTTAAACTTTTTAATTATATTATATTATGTCAAAACAAAAAATAACCCAACCTAAAAATTGGGAAATAAAAGATAGAAACTATTATCTAACGGGAGGAAAATCTCCGTTAACTTTTACAATACCTAGTAAACATAGCAAAAAACATCCTTTACTATGGTTTGATGAAGAAACGGGATCTCAAAGAGAACTAAGATATGCAACTAATCAATCTTCGGTTTTTGTAGATGAACAAATAGGAGAAGCGACTATGGGCCATATAACATTTAAAGATGGTGTTTTAAACGTACCTAAAGAAAAACAAAACTTACAAAAACTTTTATCTCTTTATCATCCGTTAAAAATACATAGATACAGAGAATTAGAACCTCAAAAGGTTGCAGTAAGTGAATTAGATGAATTAAATTTTGAAATAGACGCGTTAAACGCTGCTAAATCAATGGATATAGAACATGCAGAGGCTGTATTAAGAGTAGAGTGTGGATCTGAAGTAAATAAGTTAAGCTCAAAAGAAATAAAAAGAGATTTACTTTTATTTGCTAAAAAGAATCCTTCGCTATTTATAGAATTAGCTAATGATGAAAATGTTGTTTTAAGAAATTTTGGTATTAGAGCTACTGAAGCAGGTATTTTAAAATTATCAGATGATCAAAGATATTTTATGTGGGCTTCTAATGGTAAAAAATTAATGACAATACCATTTGATGAAAATCCTTATTCAGCATTTGCTGCTTTTTTAAAGACAGACGAAGGTGTAGAAATATATAAGTCTATCGAGAAAAAATTTAAATAACAGGTAATTATAATAACAGGTGGTTACTTATGTGGCCACCTGATTATTAACATAATAAAATTAACATGGCAATAAACGTAAATCAGGTTTATAGTACTGTATTAACAATACTAAACAAAGAACAACGAGGATACATTACTCCTGACGAGTTTAATAAAATAAGTACTCAGTCACAATTAGAAATCTTTGAACAATATTTTGAAGATTTAAATCAACAATTACGTGTGCCACAAGCTGATGTAGATTATTCTGATAGAATAGAAAATATAGATGAAAGAATAGCTACATTCAAAACATTTGGTAATGCTACATATGATAACACTACCACTCCATTAAATCCCTATTGGAATTTACCAATAATAGACAGTTATGGTAATACAGTTATATACTCAGGGGTTGAACCTACAAACCCTCCTTTTCCTTCAACAACTGTTTCTTTTTATAGATTAGGAACAGTAACTTATAATTACTTAGGTATTCCTACAGAAATACAAAGATTACAAAGAAGTGATTATTATCAAATACAAAAATCTCCACTTACTAAAGCTACTAATAGCTTTCCTAATTATCTTTACGAAAACAACAAACTTTATATAAGTCCTAGTACTATTGTAAGTGCTGGAGATATAACTGTAGATTTTGTAAGAAAACCTAGAAACGTTGTTTGGGGTTATTCTTTAGGAAATGTAGGTCAATATGTTTATGACCCTGCTATATCACAAAATTTTGAACTATCAGAATCAGAACAAACTGCTTTAATAATTAAAATATTGTTATATGCTGGAGTTGTAATAAAAGATCCTCAACTTATACAAGTGGCTGCAGCAGAAGAACAAGCTACAGAAATAAATCAAAAAAGTTAATAGAATATGGCTATACAACCACCAAACGATGGATTACTTACTGAAAACGCACAACAGTATTTTCAAGGGTCACAAGGTTTTAGAGGTAATGCTGGTAATACCGCTGGTCAATCATTTACTACTAGTTTCGATACTGATCTTTATTTAGGGGATTGGGATCCTACAGGTACAAATTATGCTTTAAATAATTTTAAAATATACACTAGTCCTACAGCAATACCTGGAACATGGTCTGAATGGGTTACAGCTTTTACAGTTACAAATGCTAAAACTATTACTCTTACAGCAGCGCCAGGCGCTAATCAATATATAGTTGTACAATTAAATATATTAACTGGTGGTAAATATGCTTCAACAGAAGCTGAAAAAGCATATGGACAAACCACAGAAGATAACTATGGAAGTTATCAATACACTAAACTTAATGATGTAATTAATAATTTTTTAGTTGCATATGTAGGGGCAGGAAAATTAATTCCTAGTGTTAAAAGAACTGATGTAATATTTCACGCTAAAAGAGCGATGCAAGAATTCAGTTATGATACTTTAAAAAGTATTAAATCTGCAGAATTAACTATACCAGCAGGTTTAACCTTGGTACTACCTCAAGATTATGTTAATTTTGTTAAATGTTCTTGGGTTGATAGGTTAGGTGTTTTACACCCTATTTATCCTGCTAACAATTTAACAATGAGTCCTTATTATACACAAGTACAAGACTCCGCCGGTATACCCACTCAAGATAGTTTTGGTAATGATATAGAATCTGAATCCAAAACTCAAGATAGATGGCATACAGCAAACACAAATTGGATTAATGGATTTTTCAACTCAAATGATTTTACAAATGATATGTGGGCTTATAATGCTGACATGTATGGATTTTGGGGAGGAAGATTAGGTCAGCAATACGGTATTGATCCCCAGTATCATCAAGTAAATGGCTGGTTTAATCTAAACGAAAGAGAAGGTAAAATTTCTTTTTCATCTGATTTAGCTAATAAACTAATAATACTTGAATATGTTTCTGATGGTTTATCATCAGACTTAGATACTAAAGTTCCTAAACTAGCGGAAGAAGCTATGTACTCTTATATTATTCATGCTGTAATATCCACAAGAATAAATCAACCAGAATATGTAGTTCAAAGATTACGTAGAGAAAAAAGTGCTAAATTAAGAAATGCAAAGATAAGATTATCTAATATTAAACTTGATGAAATAGTTCAAGTTATGCGTGGTAAATCTAAATGGATAAAACACTAGAATTAAATGGCTGAAGTTAAAAATGCTTTTATAAAGTCCAAGATGAATAAAGACCTAGACGATAGGTTAATACCATCTGGAGAGTATCGCGATGCGCAAAATGTTCAGATAAGTAGATCAGAAAGTTCAGATGTAGGGGCATTAGAAAACGTATTAGGTAATAAAGAAGTATTATTTTCTAGTAATCAAGTTAGTTTTTCTACACTTGTAGGAGCACCAAATATAAAATGTATAGGTCAATTTGTTGATGAAAACAATACAACAATATATAGTTTTTGGACTGATTACTTTGATGTCCAAGCAGAAGATAGAATAATTTATAGCTCAAGTGCTAAGAATTATATTTTATCCTATAATATTAATGGTAGTGATAATTATAAGGTTTTAGTTGAAGGTGCTTTTTTAAATTTTTCTCAAACAAATCCCATCATTGGGGTTAACATTATAGAAGGTCTCTTGTTCTGGACAGATAATAGAAATCAACCTAGAAAAATAAATGTTAACTTAGCTAACACAGCTACAAACCCATCTAACACCTACGCAGTTCCTACTTATTATGCAGATGAAGATTCTATCTCCGTATCTAAATACAATCCTTATCAAACTATAGAAGTTTTAAACGTTAGTTCTTTAGCAGCAGCAAATATTGTAACAGCTGATGTTAATGGTGCTGTTAATAATTCAAAAACTATTGTAATTGATGGTGTTACTGGAACAGTTGCTTTAGGATTAGGTGTTTCAGGAACAGGTGTAAAAAGCGGTACTATAGTAACTAAAATAAATAGTGCTACTAGCTTTGACACTAATAAAGCTAATACTATAGCTGATAATACTGCTTTAACATTAAGAGGATTAGAAACAACAATGTATGATGTTACATCTGATAAGTTACCTGATGGCACTACTAATAATCCTTATTACGACGCTAACTACGGGGGTGATCCACAGTTTTTAGAAGATAAATTTATAAGGTTTAGTTATAGATTTAAATTTGATGATGGTGAATATTCTGTATTTGCTCCATTTACACAGTCAATGTTTATTCCTAAACAAGATGGTTATTTTAAAGGTGATGATGAAAAATTAACCTATGAAAGTACTATAGTAGATTTTATGGAAAATAAAGTTACTAAAATAGATTTACTTGTTCCACTTCCAGCTACAAGATCTGTTTTACAAAACATAGAAACTTCTCCAATAAAAATTACTGAAATAGATATTTTATATAAAGAATCTGATGGCCAAGCTATAAGAGTTGTTGATACTATTAAAGTAGAAAATAACACACCATGGAACACTAATTCAACAGATGATGTTTTTATATATACTTATGAATCTACAAAACCATATAAAACTTTACCTGAAAGTGAATTAGTTAGGGTTTATGATAGAGTACCTGTTAGAGCTAAATCTCAAGAGTTAATAAGTAATAGAGTGGTTTATGGAAACTTTCAAAACAAACACACGCCACCCGCTTCATTAAATTATCAAGTAGGTATTTCAGATAAATATGCTGATACTATAAGTTCTAGTAGTTATTCTACAACTGAATACCCTAATCACACTGTTAAACAAAACAGAAACTATCAAGTTGGTGTAGTATTATCTGATAAATTTGGTAGACAATCAACCACAATACTTTCTAATAATCAAGCAACACAACTTGTAAATGGATTTGGTGCTGATACAGTATATAGTCCTTATCGTACAGCAACAGATACAGTCGCGCCAGAATGGCCAGGTGAATCTTTAAAAGTTTTATTTAATGAAACAATAAATAGTAATTCACCAGCTGTAGTAAGTAAAACATTAGGCACACCAGGTTTATATAACTCGGATAAAACTAGTGCAAGCTATAACCCTTTAGGATGGTACTCGTATAAAATAGTTGTTAAACAACAAGAGCAAGAATACTATAATGTATATTTACCTGGAGTTATGAAAGGTAATCCAGATGCTACAAACACTGGTGGAGCATTATCAAATATTGTATTAATAAATGATAATATAAATAAAGTTCCTAGAGATCTTACTGAAGTTGGACCACAACAAAAACAATTTAGAAGTTCTGTACAATTATTTGGTAGAGTTCAAAATGATACTTTAGCCGCTTCTACAAGTGGTAATGAACAGTTTTATCCTGGAAGATTAAGTGATACAGTTAGTATAATTCAAGACCTAAGAGATTTATTTGATACTCCAGCTGCAACACCAATTGCTACAACAGTACCAATAAATGGATTTTATAATGCAAAATCTAATCCTTTAATAGGACAAGTAATAACAACTCAAGCATTTGGGGTGAACAATACTTCTTCTCCCGGTCCTTATCCTACATTAGATAATTTAGCTATTTTTGAAACAGAACCTGAAGTTTCTAGATTAGATATATATTGGGAAACATCTACTGCAGGTTTAATATCAGATTTAAACACAGCGGTAGCTACAGATACAGGTGGAGTACAAACAACAACAGGTTTTACTTTTTCATTAAACGAAGGTCAAGCAAGTGCTACAGCAGTAGCTGGTCCTTTCTATGGTGAAGATATAATTGGTGCAAGAATTGACAATGCAAGAATAGATGTAAATCCTGCAAATGGAAAATGGTCTGTTGTTAACAACTCTGGAACAAACATGACAAGTAGGTTTACATTAGTTGAAGCTGGGGCAGGTACAGGCATATCACCTTATGAATATACATTAAAAACTAATGATACTTTTTATTACGGACCTAATGCAACAGTTATTGAAAACTATACATTTAGTTTTACATATGAAACAGGTGGTGTAGAAACAACACCTCCAGTTAAAACAGGTCAACTACAAAATATAGCTCCGACAATAGACGGAACTTGTCCTAGAAGTTTAACAATAACTTCTAATAATCTACCTACAATTACTACGTTAACTGGTAAAAATGGATCAGCTGATACAACAAGAGATACTGATGATTTAACATGGTCAATAGTTTCTCAAACACAAAATTCATCTCCAGTTAATGTGTTTACTATGACTACAACAAATAACCAAGGTGTATTAACCGCTCCAAGTGGTGCTGCAACTTATGTAGTTGTGGTTAAAGTAACAGACGCAGGTGGATTATCCTCATCTAATTGTACTTTGAATATAACCATAGGTCAACCAGAGGTGAACAGTATATTTAATATATCTAGTATTGCGCCATTATATGATGGTGATGGGGTTAGATATTATTTCACAAATAATTATACTAATTTAGATCAAGATATGGGCGCTATTAGTTCTAATTATATTTATGGAACTAGCTTAGTCAGTCCTGCTACACAAAATACATCAAACAAATGTACTAACCCAGGAGAAATTGGTAACTATCAATTTACAAGAAAAAAATTATCAGGAGGATTAGGCGTAGGTGAAGGAGCTTTTTACGTACAGTTTTTTGCTGACGCTCCTGTTACAACAATATCCACAACATCTCAAACTTTTAACCCTGTGTCTTTAACAGTAGAATATAGAGCAAGTTCTGCTTCAAACTGGAGTATGGCGGTTGATGTTGATGGTACAACTACTAATGCTAAAGCTCAATACAATACCGGTTTAACCAACGTTCCAGTTGGTGAATCAGGTTTTCAATCAGTGAGCGGAAATAATAATGAAGTAACATTAACTGGTAGCGTAAGTCAAACTTCAGGTATCAAAAGAGTTTTTGCTTTTGATTTACCAGGTGAATATAGAATAACAATGGGTGCTTTAAATGGTCAAGTTTGTAACTATTCAAATTGTTCTGTTACAAAGAACCAATCAGCAACACAAGGTTTTATAGTAGGTGATTATAATTATGGTGGTGGAGTAAGCACTCCACAACAATATCAATACAATGTAGGTGGAACTACTTATTACGCTAAAGAACATATTACAAAATATGTCTCTCAACTATATACAGACTTAGCATTAACAACAACCGCTACGTTAGTAGCAGGGACATATACTTTCTTTAGACCGAATGTTAATTGGGAGTATACAAAAGATGGATCTTACACCGCTAATTTCAACTCTTCGGGTCAAAGAACTAATGCCTCTAGTCTAGTATCTTATTAGTAATAAAATAAATAAATAAGTGATAATAATATGGGAGCTATTATAGAAGTAAAATACTTTAATTCTTTTCTTTTGAAAAAGACCTATAACAATGCTACAAGCGCGCCGGGGTGGAATGGTTCTTTTGGTATACCTACTGGGGTTGCGGGTACTTATCCTGTATTTGCAACCAATCCTGCTGCAAACGCTAATAGTTGGGCTATAGAAGAAGCTAGAATAAGAGGTGGATATAATAACACTAATGTAGATTATGGTGTTAAAGCTTATTTAGTAGAAGATGAACCTAATTCTTCTGTTAGATTTAATTCTATGATTTATTCTGGAGTTTTCAACTCACGAACAGGTGTAAACAACACTAATGAGTTTTCGGTTGGTACAGACATTACCAAATCAACAGATCCTATCAATGGTTCTATACAAAAATTATATGCTGAAGATACAGCGTTAATTATATTTCAACAAGATAAAGTAAGTAGAGCTCCAATAGATAAAGATATTATATACAATGCTGAGGGTGGTGGAAGTTTAACAGCTTCTAATATGGTTATAGGTGATATAATACCTTTTGCAGGTGAATATGGAATTAGTAATAATCCAGAAAGTTTTGCAGTATATGGTTATAGAAAATACTTTACTGATAAAAATAGAAATGCTGTTTTAAGATTATCTAAAGATGGTATAACAGAAATATCTAACTATGGAATGATTGATTATTTTAGAGATCAGTTTGGGTTGTTAGATAACTCTGTGTGGGGAGCTGGAAAAGCCATTGGCGCTTATGATATATATAACAAACAATATGTATTATCACTACAACAAAGTTCTAAAGCACCGGATGGTCAAACAAACCCTAGCCCATCTACAGCTACATTAGCTTTTGATGAAAGAGTATTAGGTTGGACGAGTTTCTTTTCTTATATACCTGATCAAATTATTAGTTTACAAAGCAACTATTATAGTTTTAAAGATGGTGGTTTATTTAAACATTATGATTTAACACAAAATAGAAATACATTTTATAATACAGCATATGACTCTTCTATAAAGTTTGTATTTAATCCTAGTGTAAGTTTATCTAAGGTATTTAAAACAGTTAACTATGAAGGTGGAAACGGTTGGGAAGTTAGTAAGTTTGAAGCAGCAAGATCTTTTGAACTAATTGACTCATGTAAACCAGTTTTAAGTTATAATGACGGGGCTTACGATTCTGCTACACCACCTAACACAGGTACTGCAGCGGTAGTACAACCAATATTCCACGCAGGCTTTGTTAAAAAAGAAGGTAAATATTTTGCTAACTTAATAAACTCAAGTTCTGCAACAGCAGGTGAAGTTATCTTTGGTGCATCAATGACTGGTGTTAAAGGTTACTACGCAACTGTTACAATAGAATCAGACGCAACATCTAGAGTTAATCCTATGGAGTTGTTCGCTGTTTCATCTGACTACGTAGAGTCATCATATTAAATCAAATTAAATGAATACAAGAACATTAACTGAGTCTGATTATTTAATATTATCAGACTGGTGGAAAGCATGGGGTTGGCCTGTGTTAGAAAAAGATCTTCTTCCAGACAACGGAACTGGAGGTATAATGATAGAAAATGAAGGTGAAAATATAGTAGCTGGATTTTTATACTGGAGTAATTCTAAACTAGTATGGCTTGACTGGATCATATCAAACCCTGATGCAGATAAAAAAATACGCAAACAAGCTATAGAAATGTTAATACTTACAGCAGAACAAATGATTAAAGATGCTGGTAGTAAATACATCATGTCAATAAGCAGAAGTAATAGCTTATTAAAAATACATGAAAAATTAGGGTGGAATATAGATAAAACTCCATCACACGAAATGATAAAAATTATAAATTAAAACTAAAGTATATGGCAATAGCAACAGCAACACTTGTAACCGTAGGTGCGGTAGCGGCAGGAACAGCAGCAACAGCTGCCGTTGTTGGAGGTGCAGTACAATCAGGCCAAGAGCACAAAGCTATGGTTAATGCAAGAAACGCAAAAGAAATAGCAGCAGCGAAAGTAAAATCACTACAAGACGGTAGACAAACCATACTCAATCCTTACGCAGGAGTAAGTGATCTATCTAGTATGGCGAAAGATTTAAGTAGTATGATGAGTAATCCTTTTGAAAGCTTAGGTGTTGCTACACAGGCTGCTGAAATACAAGCAGAAGAAGCTGATATATCTTTAGCTAACACATTAGATATGTTAAGAGCTACAGGTGCCAGTGCAGGTGGAGCTACAGCTTTAGCACAAGCAGCATTAGCTAGTAAGAAAGGAGTGAGTGCAAGCATAGAGCAACAAGAAGCTCAAAACGAAAGATTAAGAGCTCAAGGTGAACAAAACTTAATACAAGCACAAGTAGCAGAGCAACAAAGATTACAAAGTGTTGCTATAACAGAAGGGCAAAGAGTACAACAAGCACAAGCTCAAGGAGAATTATTTAAATTCCAAGCTAAAGAAGATAGGCAAAATTCAGATATTGCTTACAACATATCTAAAGAAACAGGCGCTGCTCAAAGACAAGACGCAGCAAGGCAACGTAGGGATAACGCTACTGCTGGTATATTTACTGGTGTTGGTAATGTTGCAAGTGGTGTAGCAAGTGCCGCGTTTACTGGAGCTATGGGAAAATAGGAGCCGGGGGCGGCAATAATACTCCAACAGGTCATGGCGGAACTTATAAACAATATAAAGCTGGAGGAGGAAAAGGAGATAGAAAATTTTTTAGATCAATAAGATAATAATATGGGATATAAAATACCAGGTGCAGATTACACATCACCTGCTCAATTACAAACAAACGTTGGAGCTGAGGTAGGTAAAAGTTTAGGAAACGTTTTTGCTCAATTCGGACAACAGTTAAGGCAAGCTAACGAGCAAGCTAAAAAAACTGCTGCAGTAGAAGGTCAAATTAAAGATACTATAAGGATAAATTATAGTAAATCTGTTAATAAAATTCTTAGTGCTGGTAAAGAACAGTTTGGTGATGATCAAGTTTTATATAACGAATGGAAATCAACAGTTATTGAAAAAGGTGAAGAAGCAACTCAAGCTCAAATAGATTTTCAATTTGGAGAATTAGATGCTAAACAGAAAAAAGAAAAGTTAGATATAGTTGGAGGATTTGAAACATGGTTAGCCGAAAGTAAACAAAACTACGGTAGATTTTTAACTGACGTAACTGACATGAATACAGATGGTATGCGAATTGTAGGTGACACAACAAATGGTGAGCAACAGTTGAATCAAATAATTTTAACCGCAAATAGTGGTGGAAATGCAGTTTCTCTTTTTGGTGATGGAGCTACAATGACAAGATCATTAAGTGGAAATAATAAAGAAATTATAAATACTACTGTAAGAATACCCGTTAACTCAGAAACAATAAAAACATTAAACAGCAAAAGCGGTGGCACATCAAATAATGTGTTTGAGCAAGGTGTATTAGATGGGATAATAAAAAAGGTAGATGATGGTACTGGAAAAGAATATTATGAATTTAAAAAAAATATAGATACAAGTAGATATGGTTCGGGCCAACATGATTTTGTGATACCTGTAGAAACAGCAATGAAACCAGGTGAAACGTTTAAAGAGTTAGGATTAGTTGATGATAAAATGACTATACAACCAAATTTATATGCTAAAACAGCTAGTGGAGATCCTGCAATTTATACAACCACTTCTAGTGAAAACGCTCCACCAGGAAAAGAAAGAACAACAACGTCTGAAATTATTAACATAGCTCAAATAAGAGGTAACGAGGCTTTACGTGTACAAATTAATTCTGAAGTTGATGGTATATTATTAGACAGTAGAAATACTGATGCAAAATTAGCTAGTTTCAGTGCTTACGGTATAGAAAGTTTAGATAATTTTAAAGATCTAAAATATGATAAAGAAGAAAATCCTAACGGTTATAAAAGCTTAAGAGAGTTTTTAGATAAAGCAGATGCTAATGTAGTTAAAACTTTTACCGACAATGTAGTTACACAAACTTTGTTTGATGGTTTATTTAACAAAACAGATGGTTCTGGTAATAGAACTTATACACAAATGTCAGCTGATAAGAAGATGGTTAATTTTTTAAATAAAAATAACATACTAAATGAGGCTGGTGAAGCATATAAAACTGGTGATGTTGTTTATGTTAAAAATAAAGTAACAGAACAAGACAAAGAGAGTGGTGAAGGAAATGTATATCAAAATATTTTAAATCAATTAAACGCTCCAGATGCAAATCCAGCATCAATTCTTTCTTCTCCAATTCAAATTCCAAAAGGTAACAAAATAGGTTATGACGCAATTTCAGGAGAATATGTTATTTATGGAAGTGATGGTACACCAGGTGATATAACTTTAACGCTTGACGAGGTTAAAATGCAATTACAAAGAGGAATTTAATAAAATAATAATATATGGAAGTATATATAGTAGACGGTAGAGAACTTACTTTAGAACAGTTCGAAGCTTTAGCAAAAGAAGCTGGTTTGAGTACCGAAAAATATAAAGCTTTATACAACGTAGAAGTAAAGCAAGACCCCAATGCTCTGGATGCGGCTGCGGGAGAGGACAAAGCATCCTGGGAATCACAATTGGCAAATTTACGATCGGAATACAGAAAAACTTGGGGAGATAAATTTTGGATGCCAGAAGATACTCCTGACGTTACTTCAGGAAGAGGTGAAATGCGAAAGCGTGAAGTAAAAAGAATTGAATTTACTAAAGCCGAGAAAGAGTTAGTTAATAAAATTAAATCTTACAATGAAAATCCAAATAATATAGATTTTGCTGATTGGCAAACTGTTATTAATCAAGGTGAAGATGCTATTAAGTCATATTTAGCTCAGGAATTTCCTTTTTTAAGAGCAAAAGATGGCACTATAGGTAACGCTATAAAAGTACAATTAGCTAACGGAGAATTTAAAGAAATTGATTTAAAACCTATATTTAGTGGTCAAAAAAAACAAGCTATAGAGGTTATAAAAGAAATAAACGCAACTAAAGAAGAATATAATAATAGAGAAATTATTCAAGCTAATATGAATAATTTAGCGGGTAGTATAGAAAGATCTGGTAATGTTAACGCTGTTAACGCTTTGTTAAAAGACAATACTCCTTATCAACTTGAACAAATAACAGAAAAATACGATGAATTTGCAGCATCTGATATTAAATCATACAATGTATATAAAAATGGGGAGCTTATAAGCACTCAATTACCTATAACTAAGGTTGATGATTTTTTAAGGGAAAATATTACAAAGGTAGAGTTTGATAATATGGTTACAACTTCTGTAAAAGCTATAGATGAAATGGCTGCTTTACAAAGAGCTTATATAGAAAGAGAATCTCAAGTTATAGAAGAAAAACCAGAAACTAAAGTAAAGTATTATAAAAAAAATTATCAAAACGATGTATTGGATTTGGTAAAATCTTTAGGGGATTTTAGCCAAGAAGAATTAGACGAAATAGAAGCATACATAACAAGAACTCAAAGACAACAATTTCCAACTGGAACATTGACGTCTAGAGGATATATTCCTAATACAAATACAGGTTTATCACCTGATGAAATAATAAGACAACTTACATCTTTAGAAGGTTTATCTGCGGATATTAAAAACAAGTTGGTACAACGAGGTTTTATTAATGAAATGAAAGAAAAAGTTTCTAATGGTATAAGCAACATTGCATTACAAGAAGCTAAAGAAGGTTCTAAAACTTTATTACAAAACGCTCTTACTGATATAGATAAAAACTATTTATTAGATTTAGCAAATTATCATAATGATAATACGTTAAATAAAAGAAAAAAAATAAATTTAGAAAATTTAGGTGGTCTTGAAAATGATGACACTAAAGAATTACTTACAATAGCAGGATCAATTAAAGGTACTGATCTTGTATTGAGAAAAAGAAATTTTGAAAAAGATAATAAAAACGCAGTAAAAGCTTGGGAGGATTTTTATAATCCAAAACTTGAAACAATACAAAAAGAATTTGCAAATTTACTTAATCAACTACCACCAACAGTTAGTGTAGAAAGTAGTGAAACACCCTCAGGACCTTTATTTAAAATAGATAGTACAAAAGATTTAGGTGATACTGAAAACAAAAGAGTAAATAATTTAATAAATAAAATTACGGCTTTACAAAGTACATATCATAACTTAGTATTTGACGCTAATAAATCTAAAGAAAAAATTATAAACAATTATAGCGCTTTTAATGCTCAATTGGCAGAGTATACTAAAAGCGATTATATAATAGACGAAGCTAATAAAGAATATGGTTTATTTAATTTAGTTACTAAAGATGTTAATGATGCTTTTTCTCAATTGTTTTTAACTGTACCTACTTTGCTTAATTCAGATTGGGCTATTAGAAGAGAGAAACAGTTAAAAGATAAAAACAATTATTATAAAGAAATGGTTGATCCAGAGTTTAGTTTAGAATATATAACTAGAACTTTAGGTCAACAGTCAGCTAATATTACTATGGCTATAGGAATAGCTGGGTTAGGTTCAATACCTGCTTTAGGTTTAAGTGATATTGCTATTAGTAATGCAATAGGGGTTAGCTTTGGTTTAAGCTCTGGTACTCAAACTTTTAGAGATTTAAGTATTCAAAGAGATGCTGCTGAAGAAGCGAAGCTACTAGCAGTCAGATATAAAGAAGCATTTGATGCTGGTGAAATAAGTGAGTACAACTACACTATAGCTATGAGAGATATAAATACTACTATAGCTATGGGTAAGTTAGATGATAATCAAATATTAAACGCATCTATTGCTAATGGTATAATAGAGGGAACACTTACTAAATACATAGGTACAGCTTCAAACAGTATAGCTTTAGTTAAAAACTTTACTCAAGTTGATCGAGCTACTATTGCAAAAACTTTATTCCAAGGTAATCCTACAAAATTTTATGAATTTATAGGTAAACCTTTAGTCACTAGAACAGGATTAGAGGTTGTAGAAGAAGAACTTATATTTGGTGGTCAACAGTTTGTTACTGAAGCTGGTATTTTAGGTAGAGATATAGATAGAGAAAAGTTTTTAAAAGGAGCTAATGATACTTTTTGGGCCACAGTGGTTACCGCGGGTATGTCACAATCTACCGGTATAGTTTACAGCGGTATGAACGCTTATGGTATAACAAAAAAATATGAAAAAGTTATAAACAAAAGCAAGCTTGTTTTAAACGATATATCAGCATCTATACAAAACCTTGCGAAAGGAGATGAAGGGACAAAAAATAGTTTACTGCTTGGTATGTTTGAGGAATTAAAATCTATGGGATTAGCTATTGATCAAAATTCTATAGATCTTTTAAACTTAAGTAAAGAAAATAAAAACGGAGAGTCTGATTTAAAAACATTAATAGGAACACAATTAGTTAAGCAAGATTATTTAAGAAGTTTAGGTATTGAAGGTGGAACAAAAGCAGAACAAGAATCAGCTTTAGAAGCGTACAAAGCTACGCTAACTGAAGGTCAATTAAAAAATTTAAATGATACATTAAATGCTTTTGATACTCAAATAAATAATATAAAAGAAAAAGCTAGTAAAGCTTCTAACTACGATGTAGCAAAAGAAGCGTTAGGTAATATTTATACTATTTATGATGAATCGCTTAAAAATGATACAGAATATAAAGCTGCTAACACACAAGGTAAACTTGTAAAAATAATAAACGCTTTAAGAGAGGACATGCGTCTACAGAATATTGAAAACGCTAAATCAAATCCTTCCATTGTTGAACAAGTAGAGAATATGCCGTTTGCTCCATTTACAAAAGAAGGAGCTGAACAACAAAGAGATAAAATTTATGAGAAGCTTGGTAATGAAATGGCTTTACAAGAAAGTAGAGGATTTAGTACTCAATTAAATGTAAATAGACAGGCTAGTTTATTAATAGGTGGTGATTTAAAATCAGTTAATGTTGTAAGTTATAAAAATGATGAAGAGCTTAAAGATAGATTAGAAGCTGTTGGCTTAAAGAAAGGTAGTCCGGATTTTATGGAAGCTTTTAATAAGCTAAAACAAGGAAAAGTTTTTGGGCTTGTGTTTGGTAAAACTATTATAACACAAAATGAAGATGCTGTAAAAGCAGATCTTGAAGCTGGAGTTATTAGAGCTGGTACAGTTGTGTTACATGAACTTACACATATTATTAAAGATGCTCAAATGAAATCTCCTGAATCAAAAAAGAAATATTTTGATAATCTATTTTTAGCAGCATCGACAAGTAATAATTTAGCGTTAAAAAGTATACATGATCAGACCGTGAATATGATGAATAGATTATACGGTGATAAAGAAGGTGAAAATAAATTAAAATGGCAAGATGAATATACTATATTCTTGCAAGAGCAATTGTATGCTTATGAAGATTTTGTTCAAATAGAAACAGATGATAGCTTTCTTACAAAAATATTTAATAGAACAAACCCAGCTAATTTAAATACACCTGAAAAAGCTTTAAATTATTTAGCAGCTAGCAATGCTGCTTTTAGAAGAGGTAAAATTTCTAGATCTACAAAAAAAGCTGTAGAACGTTTTGAAGGAACCAACATCAAAGAATCTGGTAGAGATATAAATGATTTAGCTAGAGATTATAAAACTTTACCTGTTGATCAAAGAGCTAGTTTTTTATTAGACACTGATTTTTATAGACAATACCTTAACACTTCTTTAGCGGCAATGGGCTTTAATATTAACAAAGGTGATATAGCTACTGAACAAGCAGAAGGTTTTGCTGTTGATGCTTTTGATAGAGTAACAAAAAGTTATAAACCAGAAGATGGTTCGTTTACTAACTGGATATATTCAACTGTGGGTAGAGAAGGTAGAGCTAAAATAGGAGAGGAAATAGAAAGAAAGAAAAAGTTAGTACGTCAAAGTCAAGCTCAAGAACAAACTAGATTAGTTGCTAAAGAAACCGCAGAAGACGCTGTAAGCTTAGAAGAAAGAAAAAAAGCAGAAGGTACAGGTAGAACACTAGTAGATCCTAGAAAATTACCAGGAGTACCTTCAAACATTGACAATATAGTAGAAATAAATAAAGACGATGTTGTAATAAATCCTGAATCAAGATCTTATACAACAGATTTTAGAAGTATATCAGATCAATATGGTCCTAAGGTAGCAGGTGAAATTTATGGTATAAACCCTAGTAAACTTAAAAAAGGTGCTGATCTTACATATGGTCAGAATAAAGTAGTTGATGGTAGAAAAGTAAGTTCTGAAGCTGAAAAAATACAAAGCGAGTTTACCAATGCTCAAAACGTTAAGAAGTTTATTTCTTTATTTCCTGAATTTAATATAAGTACACCTACAGCTGTAACTACACAACAAGGTCAAGAAACTAAAGTTGATAAAGATGTGCAGGGTAGATCATTAGGTATTGCCCCTAGTGTACAAAACTATTTTTATGAAAATTACGTTGACCCTAGATCTTTAAATAAAGAAACTAAAAAAGATGCTATAACAAATCCTAAAGGAAGATCTAAAGGTACTACTAGTCAAACGCAAGTAAAAAGATTAAAGCCTGAATTTAGAGGCACCATATCTAATGAGACTATTAAAAAGCTACAGAATGATTTAGGTATAACTGCAAAAGGTGAATTTAACGTTCCACCAAAAGGTAAAGCAAGAACTGAGTTTGGTAGACTACTTATAGGTTTAGCAAACTTAAAAGGTGCTATTGTAGCTAATACTGTTGTAGATCAAAAGATACAATCACTTATTAAGAAAGGTGAAATTAAATCTGTTAGAACTCCAGAACAAATCACAGCAAGCACAAGAGCTGGTAGAAGTAAAATACAGTATAGTGAAAAAGCTCCTTCTGAGTATGTTGTTTCTTTAATGCAAAAACTAAGGGTGTTAAATAAAGAAAGCGGTACTAAAAAAGCTACACGAGAAGGTGAATTTTTAACTAGAGGTATACAGCAAACAAGACTAAGTGACGGTACAGAAAAAACTATAATAGATAGAGATAAATATTTATCTGATGAAGTTGCTGCGTTTAAAGGAGAAATGTTTTTAGAAGGTATGACAAGGGTGATAAATGATTTCTTAAAAACATATCCTGAATTTAGAAACTTTTTTAAACAGGCTACTGTGTTTGGAATGGATAGATCTGCGTTTGGTGTTGCACCGCTTTATAATAAAAATATTTCTACTACTAAAAGTAAACAAGCTAATGTTAACAGAGAGTCAATGACTTCTAATAAAAAGTTAACAAACGCTTATGTAAATGAAATTGAAAACAATACAAAAAGTTATGTAGCTAAACAAAAAGATAAAATACAAGTGCTATATGATTTTGCTAAAGCAGTTGAATCTTATTTAGAACAAGAGACTGAAGTAGAAATAGATGGTAAAATTAAAAAAGTAAAAGCTAATAAAAAAAATGCATGGGTATTTGATGAAATTAGAGCTGAAGCAACTAACTCTCAACAATCTCCATTTAGAACATTATTCCCTGTTTATTTAGTTGAAGTAGATTTTCAAGGTAAACCACTCAGAAATGTTAAAGGTACAGAAGAGCATTCAACTCCTCAAAACCAAATAGGAACGTTGTTAATTCAAGCTGCAATTGATCAGAAAGTAGATGAAGTTTTTCCTATTGTAAAAGCTTTAGCTATGCAAGGTTGGTTATCAGATGATGTAGATAATAAGCTTAACGAAGATTATAGTAAATCTATGCCTTACAATTTGCTTAAAACAGGTATAGAGCTTTACAACAAAGGTGAATTAAAATTACCTGATGGTACTTTAGCTGCTATAAGAATGAGTGAATCAGATGTTGATCTTAGTTTTCAAATGTATATTCCAACAGGTCAAACTTTATCTCAAATATTTTTTGGCACTGAAGATGTTAAACTAGTAGATCAAAAACAATTAATGAGAGACTTGTTTAGCGGAAAAAGAACTCAAGCAGAAGTAAAACAAGAAGCTAAAAGATTAGTTAAAATACAACAAAAAGTAGATGAAACTTTTAAACCTGAAGCACCTGTAGCTATAGATAGAAACAATACGGCTGATAAAGCTATGGCTGATGCTAGAAACAGTGTTAAATATAAAGAGTCTAGAAAAGGTATTAGTGTGTTTGATTTTGATGATACACTAGCTCAATCAAATAGTAAAGTTCTTTACACTATGCCTGATGGAACAACAGGTTCTCTTACGGCAGGTGAATTTGCATTAGAAGCATCGGGGTTAACTGAGTTAGGTGCTGAGTTTGATTTCAGTGAATTTAACGAAGTTAAAGAAGGTAGAAAAGGTCCATTAGCAGATCTTGCTTTAAGACGTCAAGAAAAATTTGGCAGCCAAGATATATTTGTATTAACAGCTAGGCCTCAAGCGTCAGCTATAAATATTAAACAATTTTTAGATGAAATTGGTTTAAATATACCTTTAGCAAATATAACTGGTTTAGCTGATGGAAGACCAGAAGCTAAAGCTAATTGGATGATTGAGAAATATGCTGATGGTTATAATGATTTTTATTTTGCAGATGATGCTTTTAAAAATGTAGAAGCAGTTCAAAATGTATTTGATGTATTAGATGTTAAATCTAAAGTGCAACAAGCAAGGGTTAAGTTTAGCGAAAAACTAGATAAAGATTTTAACGACATGATCGAAAGAAACATGGGCGTTCCATCTGAAGCAACATACTCAGATATTGTTGCAAGAAGAATGGGTAAAAATCAAAAAAGATTTGCATTTTTTATTCCACCTTCAGCAGATGACTTTAGAGGTTTAACAATGTACACATTTGCTGGTAAAGGGAAGCAAGGTGAAGCTGATCAAGAGTTTTTTAATAAAGCATTAATAAAACCTTATATGGCTGGTGTTAACGCTATGAACTTGTCTAAAAATAGAGTTAAAAACGCTTATAAAGTTTTACAACAAACTAGTCCTGAAGTTAGAAAAAAATTAAACAAAAAAATTGGTGGTACTAAATACACTCATGATGCAGCTATAAGAATTTATTTATGGAGTAAAGATGGAACTAAAATACCAGGTTTATCTAAACGAGACCAGGAACAAATAGTAAAATTAGTAGAAGCTGATACAGATTTAGTAGCTTATGCTGAAGGAGTAAAACTAATTACTAAACAAGATGTTTATCTTCCACCATCTGAATTTTGGGATGGTACTACTATAATAGGAGATTTATCTAAATTAACTAAAGATGTTAAAAGAGAAGAGTATTTAAAAGATTTTTCGCGTAACGTTGATATTATATTTAGTCCTAAAAATTTAAATAAAGTAGAAGCTATTTATGGTTTTAGAGTAAGAGAAGCTTTAGAAAATATTATATACCGAATGAAAACAGGTAGTAATAGAAAGGCTGGTGCTGATAGAATTGTAACAGCATGGAATGATTGGACTAACAGATCTGTTGGTGCTATAATGTTCTTTAATAGAAGATCAGCATTGTTACAGATGTTATCTGCTGGTAACTTTGTTAATTGGTCAGATAATAATCCATTAAAAGCAGCGGCTGCATTTGCCAATCAACCTCAATACTGGAAAGATGTAGTTTATCTTTTTAATTCTCCTAAATTAAAAGCTAGAAGATCTGGTTTAGAAGGAGACATTAATGAAGCAGAAATAGCACAAGCTTCTAAAAAAGGTGGTATGGAAGGTGTGTTATCTTATTTATTAAAAATAGGTTTTACACCTACTCAAATAGCAGATAGTATAGCTATATCTACAGGTGGTGCATCGTTTTATAGAAATAGAATTAACACATATAAAAAACAAGGATATACCACTGAAGACGCAGAGAAAAAAGCTTTTGAGGATTTTTCAGCTATATCAGATGAGACACAACAGTCAGCAGATCCAATGTTAATATCTATGCAACAAGCAGGTACTATGGGTAGATTAGTATTAGCATTTCAAAACACGCCAATGCAGTATACTCGTTTAATGAAAAAAGCTGGTCAAGATATTATAAATGGAAGAGGAGATTTTAAAACTAATTTTTCTAAAATATTATATTACGGGTTTATACAAAACTTAATTTTCTCTACATTACAAAATGCTATGTTTGCTTTATTACCTGGATTTGAAGATGAAGAAGAACCTGATTTTAAAACAGATAAAGAAAAGGAAGAGTGGTTAGCTAAACAAGATAACAAAATGGACAATAAAACAACTAGAGTAGTTAACAACATGTTAGATACTTTACTAAGAGGATCTGGTTTAGCTGGAGCTGTTGTTGCTACAACTAAAAATGTTATCATGGAATATAACGATCGTCAAGATATGACTATTTTAGAAAAATCTAGAAACAACGCTGACTTATTAATAGCTTTATCTAGTATATCACCTCCAATAAGTTCTAAGTTAAGAAAAATAAATAATGCTTTAAATCTTGAAGACTTTGAAAGAGATATAATAGCAGAAAGAGGTTTTAGTGTTACTATTGATGGTAAGTTTCAGTTAAGCCCACAATACCAAGTTGTAGGTGAGGTTGCTTCTGGTTTATTTAATTTACCTTTAGATAGGGTATTTAACGAGGTTAATTCTATTACAGAAGCTTTAGATGAAAGGAATAGTGCTTACCAAAGAATAGCACTAGCGTTAGGTTGGAAAACGTGGGATGTAGGAGCTAAGATTGAAGAGCATGAATTAATAAAAACCCTAGCAAAAGAGAAAAGAAAAAAGGAAGGAATAGAAAAAGGAAAGCAAACTAGAAAAACTAATAAAGAATTAGAAAAAGAGCACGAAAGACTTAGAAGAAGTATTATATTTAAACTACCTAAACCCATAAAAGATAGTTTAATAAAAAAAGAAAGAGAAGACAAAAAGATAACTGCAATTTATAAGTTAAATCAATTGAAAGCTAAATACTTAGAATAATATGGAAAATATAAGTAAAAATATAACATATGCTGAAGCGATTCATTCTAGCACAGCTAAAAGAGAAAGTATAGATAATACACCAAATCAGAAAGAATTAGAATGTATGAAGCTTTTAGCAGAAAAAGTTTTTGAACCTTTAAGAGAATGGGTTGGAGGTCCAATTAAAGTTAATTCATTTTTTCGTTCTGTAGCATTGAATGAAGCAATTGGTGGTGCTGCATCTAGTCAACACTGTAAAGGACAAGCAATTGATATTGATGATGTATATGGTGTAAAATCTAATGCTGAAATGTATAATTGGATTAAAGAAAACTTAGATTTTGATCAGATGATATGGGAATTTGGTACTGATACACAACCTAACTGGGTACACATATCTTATGTTTCAAAAGAAGATAATAGAAACAAATGTTTAAAAGCATATAAAGAAAATAGACAAACAAAATATAGAGTAATATGAAAAATAAAAAAGGCCCTAGCCAAAACTGGTCACGACCAAACAACGAAAAAAACGAGCACAACGAGCATGCTGAACGTACTAATGAATATAAAGACAATATATCTCATCACGGTTCTATAAATCCAGCTCCGAGTAAAATTACCCAGTTTTTTAGAAAATTTAAAGCTAATCCGTTTGTACAAGATATAGCTAAAGTAGCTGCTATAACAGCCCCTATTGGTTTTATAGGAAAAGCAAATGCTATAAAAAACGTAGGATCAGCTTTTGGTAATACAGCTAAACAATATTTAAGTAAAGGCACATCTATTGGTAAAGAATATAGAGTTGGTGGTGAATTATATGGTCATTTTACTAGAGGCGGTAAATTAACTAATAAACATGTGCCTGTAGTTGGTAAACCTGGTACAACAGCAAGTGTACCTAAAAGCTCTTCAACTCAACAAGTATCTTATGCTAACCCTAGAATAAGCATGACTAAAGCAGAAAGAGAAGCAGCTGGTTATTAAAATTAAAAAAAATGAAATTATGGAAAATTGCCCTTTTTGCACTAATTGCTATTGCAAGTAGTTGCTCAATACAAAAAAGACCACAAATACAAATAACTCACGTTTTAGCTGTTACACAAGAAGGTGATACGTTAAAAATACCTATAGATGTTATAAGACCTATAAACTATAGAATTATAAATTATAGTTCTGGATATGGTTATAACAATTGGTATAAACCTTATCATAATACTTATTATAATTATAATTATAGTCAAGGATCTACTAGAAGCAGTAATAACAATTCAAATAACAATAACAGTAATAAAATTGTACCTCGAGATAACCCAGACAAAAGACCTTCAGGTGAAGTTTTATTAAAAGGAAGAAAATAAAATGGATTTTACCGATATGAAACTATACGCAATTAATTCGGCTACATTAATGATAAGCTTTACTAATCTAGAAATGTGGTTGAAAATAATTTTACTTTTATCTACTATAATATACACATGGTTAAAAATTAAAAAACTAAACAAAGAAAAATGAAAGTAGACGAAACAACTGAATTAACATTAGACTTAAAAACTATAAGTATGATCGTAGGTGGAACAATTGCTCTAGCAGGTATGTGGTTTACCTTACAGGCTGATATTCAAGATCTTAACAATAAGCTAGAAAATTTTAGTGGAGATGAATTTGTTCAAAAAATGGAGTTTCAACTAAAAGACGAATTGGTAAGATCGACAATTATACAGATTGAAAAATCAACAGACGGATTAAAAGAGGATATATTAGATAACAAAGAATCAATCAAAGAATTAGAAGATAAAGTTTATAAAAGATGAAAAATTTAATTACAATTATATTATTAATGTTTGCTTTTACAGCAACAGCACAAGATTTAACTTTACTACACGTTAATGCAAAATGGAATCAATCAAATGATTTTGATTTAAGAGGTATTAAACATGCTAAAGTAATAATGGCAAGATTAGAGGATCAAAGTGAGAGCTTGAGAGCTAGCATTAAGTCGGTTCCTACTGTTGTTTTATTAGATAAGAATGGTAAACCTAAAGGCCAATGGGCTGCAGGTTTAAATTTTAAATTAAACATAGAGAAAGAAGTAATTCAAAATAGAATTAATTTCTTATTGTTTCAAGATAAATAGGAACAAAAAAAAATAGGCGTACCATACCTAAAGTTCCTGTAACTAAGAAGGGGATCTCATTTGAGGTCCCCTTCTTTATTATAACTAACTCCCACCAACCACTCATTTCCTTCGTTAGTGATCAACCTAACGAACGTTAGTTATCCGTCGCAGCTAAGACAGCTGTCGTCCATTGCTTGTTCAGCAATATCTCCACGTAACACCGACTCAGTTCTAGTATAATATAAGGTTTTAATACCTTTTTTCCAAGCTTCAAAATGTACTTTATTAATCCATTTAGGTGTTGCTACACTAGGGAATGCTAGATTTAAACTAACTGACTGATCGATATACTGTTGTCTAATACCTGCTTGGTTTATTAATTCTAATTGATTAATTTCTTTGAAAGTTTTGAAGACTTCTTTGATTTGTATACCGTGAGGACCTAATATAATTTTGTCTAATGCTTTTATTCCCTGTATAGACCCTCCGTCTTTTAGTATTTGATTCCATATTTTTTCGTTATCAAGCTTATGTTTTCTTAAGATTTTTTTGAGCGTTGGGTTTTTTCTGATGAAGGTACCCTTAGCGGATTGCTCAGTGAAAACATTAGCCGCCCATGGCTCAATACCCGGGCTGACATTTCCACTAAGCTTAGAGTTAGAGACAGTAGGAGCAATAGCGCGTAGATGGGTATTACGTAAACCAGTACCGACACACCAAAGAGGTTCTCCAAAAGTTTCTGCCAAAGCTCGTGAAGCTCGTTCAGATTCGATTTTAATTTGACTAAATATTTTTCTTGTTTCATATTGTGATAATAATCCTTCAAAAGGTAAACTTTTTTCTTGTAGGTATGTATGCCAACCAAGAACTCCTAATCCTAAAGCTCTACCTTTTTCAGCAGATCTAACAGAATTATGAAATCCAACTTTACCTTTTGATTTTTGTATAAATTCTTCTAATACGCCATCTAAAAACCAAGTGGCGTCATATATTAAATTGGTTCCTTTCCATTCGTCATACTTAGCTAAGTTTAACGAGGATAAACAACAAACAAAGCTATGAGATTCATCTGTATGTAATGTAATCTCAGAACATATGTTTGTCATATGTACTTTTAATCCATGCTTTTTGTAAGCTGATGGATTACTTTTGTTTGTATTGCCTTTAAATAAGATATAAGGCTCTCCAGTTGCTTTACGCTTTTGTAATAACTTTCCCCATAGTCTTCTAGCATCTTTATCTCCAGTTTCAACTCTTCGCATAAACTTATCGCCGACCACAGCGCACTGGTGTAAGTTGAGCGATTGACGATTAACGTCTCCTTTAGGTTCTCGTATTTCGAGCCACTCTTCAAAATCGGGGTGCTCAATATTAATGTTAACGCTTGCAGCTCCTCTTCGGACAGATCCTTGATTAGTGGCAAGTATTGTGCTATCGTAAATTTTACAAAACGGCACAGTTCCATCAGATGTTCCATTACCTTTAATTGTTGCTCCGGCAGGACGAATTTGATTAACACCTATACCAACTCCCCCACCGTGTTTTGCTAATAACATCATTTCTAAATTTTTATTGCCGATATCATAAATACTATCTGCAACATCGATGCCAAAACAGGATATTGGTAAACCTCTATCTGTGCCTGTATTAGACAACACAGGAGAGGCTAAACATAGCCAACCTTTCCATATATATTCAAAGAAAGTTTTAGCTAATTCTGGACGTTCTAAACGTCTCGCAACGTGATGACAAACACGCTTATAAGCTTCTTTAGGTGTTTCATCGTTATATAAATAACCACCACCTATTGTTTTTTTATATACATCGGTATCACCCCAAGTAGGATAATCAACTCCTTTTTTCCAGTCTTTATTCCACATCTGTTTCAAACTTTTTTTCTGGTTTGTTTTTTTCTTCTAATGTTTTTATTTTTTCTACAAGCTTTTTCCATTTGGTTTTTCCTATATACAGTTGGAAGGCTGTTAGAGTTCCTTCAGATAAACCCGCATTTATTTGAACCTCATTAATTAAAGCTTGTACAACTTTAGTTAACGACTCTATTTTTTTTTCCATTAAAATTAATTTATTTTCTTTCATATTTATAAAACATTACTATTACTATTCTTTGATCTTTGTATTCATTAGGATATTTGCTATGAAAATAATTACACGGGTATGATAATAACCTATTACCCTTATAACCTATAATAGAATTTAATTTCCATTTACTTTTATCATTAGCATCTTCTTTTAGCATACGGTTAAACTCTTTTGTGTTAGACTCTATGTAAGTATGCCCATAATTTTCGTGTTCCCAAAAAGCTGTTCCGTGTAATTTATCCTCATTAGCTTTAAGAAATAAAACCACCGCTCTATCTGGTTGTTGTCCTTCTATTATAGTATCATTATGTATACGCCATGTGTTGTCTTGATTCTCTTTAGCTTCTCTTGCAAAACATAATATATTTTTAATTTTTTTACCTTCAATTTTTTGTAATGACTTTTCTATATAGTTTACAAATGTGACAGGTAGTTCTTTGATCCAAAAAGATTTACCAGGTGTTTTAACTTCTTTAAATTCATCACAGTATTTTAATACTTCTTTATATAATGCATCAGGTAAAAAATTATCTTTTATATATATCATGATATTAAATGTTTGATCCAAGCAAATAAACCGTTTATATTTAATGCTACTAAATTCCATTGTTTACGCGCTGCTGTTTGTACCATTACGCAAATAAACCCTGCAATATATAATTTAGGTTCTATAGTCCATTGCGCTGCAACTAAAAAGCCAGCACCCATATAACCAATACGAGTGGACATTTTTTCAACAGGTGTTAACCTTTTAGTTGTTGCAATTATTTTTAGTAACTTTCTATTCATTACCACACATCTTCAAAGTCTTCACCCTCATTAGCTTTACTATAATCAGTCGGCCTAATTGCAAAAAAATCTGTATGGGTATGACCACCGGTAAGATGATCAAACCAAGACATATTTTCAATACATTTGGTGTCGTAGAACGTGAAGTCCCATTGCTTATACTTTTTAGTTGTGTAACCCAGCTCCGCAAGCTTGTCACCAACTCTTTTCTTGATAAAATGTTTAAGATCATATTGTGTTATACCTTCTATATCGCCCATCTCAAATATCTTACTAATGTAAGTCATTTCAGCATTGTGCATTGTTAAGGCTGCTTCAAATATATGAGGTTCACATTCGGCTTTTAATCCCGGTATTTGTGAACACATATGTCTAAATAGTTGGCAACCCATCTTACTATGTAGACTTTCATCTCTTACAGACCATTTCATCTGTTGCCCGATACCCTTAAGTAAATTACGCATTTGAAAAGAATAAAGGACTGCAAAAGCGGAATATAGAGAAACTCCTTCTGCGAAAGCAGAAAAAGTAGCCAATGACTTTCCGATACCCACGGGATCATTGCCATCATATGCAACGAGATTGTCAAAACGAGCAGCCGTAGCTGGTTCATGTAAAAATGCTTCGTAATCTTCGAGTCCAAGTGTTTCATTTAAATAACTATAAGCTACAGCGTGTATTGTTTCTTGTGAGCCGAACATCATAGCCATTTGCTGTATCTCATGTTTAGGAAACCATGATACGACTTTCTGTGTCCAATAATCAGACACTGCACATTCTGTTTGTGCAAAACCTAATAATATATTACCTACTAAGTTTTTTTCTTCTGGAGTTAATTTTTCATTCCAGTCTTTTACATCACCACTCATTGGTATTTCAGTATGCAACCAAAATGCTTGGGCTTGTTTTAACCAACCTTCTGTATAATACTCAGGGTATTCAAAAGGCTTATAAGGTATTCTTTCTGTAAATAATGGTATTGCCATATTAATAATATATTTCTAAAGCTATATCTACAAAAGGTAAATATAACACGTGAGTTGTTTGATTTTTTTCTTCATAAGTTCTTATTCCGATTAAAATACCAGGATAAAAACCAATTGACAAAGTCCAGTTATCCTTTACCTTGCCCTCTGTATTTTTTGACATAATATTTACTTGATTTTAAATTAGATGATTTACACTTAGAGTGTCTACCAGGTCTTTTTTTTCTAGGTTTTAGCCTATAAGTTGATAATACTATTCTAGCCATAGCATTTTATATTATATTGTTTTTGTAACCGGCTTATATCTTTAAACTTTACATAACCCTTTTTACTTATTGACCACTTGACAAACTTATCTATTTGTCTTTCGCCATATTTTATTCTAGCTATTCTTTTATTTTCTTTAAAATTAGCTCTACGGTTTTGTCGCATTCTTTTTGATTTTGAGGTTTATAAAGTGTAAATGGCTCTATTTTGTTTTCAGCTACTAGTTTCTTAAACATTTTCCATCTCAATGGAAAAGATTCATTAGCTCTACCTTTTGTTTCAATAATAAAACCTTTGCCTACAAAATCAGGGGTATATTTAATATTAAGTATTTTTTTGTTACCTCTGTTTTTATAATCTCCTTTATTATTACCACAACGTTCATATGATTCAAACGGAAAATTAAAACCCTCTATTAGTTCAAATGTTTCCCCTTCATATAATGCTTTAATTTTTGCTTTTTTCAAAGCAATGTACATATATTTTTCAAGTCCTGACGCAAATATAATACCGTCGTGTTCTATTTTTTTACTACGTACAGGACCTCGTTTTTTAGAGTATCTCTTCTTCATGTACTTCTATATTATCTACTTGATTTTCATATTGATTTAACAAACATTCTTCAACTTCATCTTGTAAACATCTTTTTGCTGCTTCAATATATAATAATGCGTCCATTAATTCTTCTTGCACGTCAACTAAAAATCTATTTAGATCTTTCTTTTCATTTTTAATTTCTTGCATCATTGTAGCGCCATACTTTTTTTGGCCCATTAAACTACGCTCATCCATCTTTCTTAAGACAGCTTGAACTACTTTATCTTCTGTTTTAATTCTCATCTTTAATAAATGTTCCGTTAATCATTTTTCCTTTTCTTTCACATATTTCAATATATGCTGATTCAATACAATCTTCAATAAATAAACCTTCAAGATATGCAAGATTTGTTAATACAACAATCATATCACCAATACCATCTACTATTTCTGGTCTGTCGTTTTTTAATAAAGCTTTTGCTAATTCACCAGCCTCTTCTTGAAGCTTAACATATTGCGTGTGGCTATTACCACCTTCATATATACCTCTTACAGCAGCCCAGTTTCTGATTAAATCAAATTGAGGATTTTTTGGTGCAATAGGTCTTAGATCAGGATTATGTTTTGGATTAAAATAAGCTTCGTAAAAAGCTTTATTGTAAATATAACATCTTTCTTTGTTATACATAGAAGTTTTAACATTAGCTAATATCCAAGAGGTATTATCTTCTTTTATTTCTAATTGGCCAAACTCAGGGTGTGACCAAGTAAGTCCTATATTATCTAATAATAAAGGAGCTAAATTTTCTACACTACAAGGGAACGTAGTGGTTTGATCTGTTACGTTAATTTTCATTTTATTAAATAAATTTTTATATAATTTTCTATCTTTCTTGTAGCCATAAGACTGTTGAAGTTCTATTTCGCGATCTGATATATAATCTATATCTTCCGATTGCTCAAGAACTTCGTATTCATTCTCCTTATAACCTTGTATAAGGGTTACCCTGTTATTAAGATCACGTGTTACACCGATCTTTTTACCTGGTATATGGTATAAATAATACATAATTTAAATTTTATTGTTATATAAATGCATGTTGTGTGCATAATGATAATAATTTCCGATTTCAATATTTAATCTATCTGCAATCATTTGTTGTAACATTGAAAATTGATATTGATCATTACAAAAACCGTACCAGAGATCATTAGAACGCATCAGAACAGCCATATTAAGCCTATGGTTTAGTATTGTAAATTGAATCGCATATGTACAGGGTGTATCTTTTCTGTACAATTGATGTTCTTTACAATCATAAATAGAAATAGCCGCGTGTCTAGTGTCTTTTTCTCTTCTAAGCTTTGCAACAACATAATCAATTTGATTTTCTCTTTGCCATTGCCAACCATAGTTAGACATTACATTACCATCGCTGTTAGCCATCTTTACCCATATAGGTGGTATACTACCATATAGTTGGCCTAACTTTCTAATATTTCTGTCACCAGATAAATACCACTGCCATTCAGCAGCGGCGTACGCGAGTTTCCATTGTCTTTCTTTATTTAATATATAATTTTGCATTGGATTTTCTAATGTAAAACCAATATTAAATAAAGCTTTTGTGTCGCCAAATGGAATACCATCTTGAATAATCTTATCTAAAAAGTATTCATATGCTTCGTTAGCGTTTTTAAACTTTGTTTTTGTCATAATAAAATCTATATAATTCGAATATCTTATTGTTCAACTCTCTACCGTTGTAAGTTTTAGGTGATCTACGTTTGACCCCATTAACTTCTACGTCTATCCACCAATGAAAATTATCTCTATCATTTGATGCTGCAAATGGACCTATTTTAATTCCATTGTTTACACACCAGTTATAAGCAATTCTATCTTCATCAGTCCATTGTGGTGGAACTATTTTACTTTTACGTTTTCTAGCTGGAGGCATTATTCCCAGGGCATTGCCTCTTCATTACCTATAGTTGGTAATTCATGAGGTATAAAACATCCTGATCTATGCTCCCATTTAAAATGTGCTTCAGCTCCATTTTCCCCTAAATTCTGAAACTTAACTTTTAAAACTTTTGCTTTAACAGTTTTAGCTTCATAATCTCTGTGAACTAGTATACCGTGATAACTAGCATCATACCATTCACCACCACCTTTAATGTTGTACATAGTTGGTTCTTCAATTTTACCATTACTATCTTTATACATTTTAGTTGGGTGTGCAACAATAAATACTAAGACATCAAACTTTTTAGCAAACGTTTCAATTTTAGTTAGATACTCCATTGTATACCTATTTACATCTTCAGTTTTGCAATCTACGTCTCTAATCTTATTAAATGGATCAATAACAAGGCATTTAATACCTTTACGCTTAACTAACTCCGCACCTTTACGTAAAACAGATTCTAATGTATATCTTTCCATATCAATAAAATAAAAATTATCATTAACATGTTGCGATACTTGTTTCCATTTACTTCCACCAATATCTGATCTGGTTGGCATATCTTGCCATACTTTTCTCATTAACTTATGAGCATGTAAATATGTTGGTGCGTTTTCAGGAGATGCAAATGCAGTTTTCCAGCCATAATTGTTATTATAGCCAACACACATTTGATCTACAAAATCTGATTTGCCAGATGAAGGAATACCAGTAACTGTAATAAACTGACCAGTATATGTACTGAATATCCTATCAAAATTACTAAGACCAACTTGAAAACCAGGTTTGAATCCATGTTTAACAAAGTCTGTAACTTCGTCTTCCACGTCTTTAAACGTTGTGACATTTTCCAATGGCACCGGTCTAGCATTTTTGATTTTTTCTGATAGTTTTTCTTTTCCATATTTTATTAAATAATCATTAGCGTCTTTACATTCTTCAAAGCTAGCTAAGAAGCAAACTTCTGCTCCTAACCTTCTAACTAATTCATTCTGTAAAGCTATACCAGCTTCATCATTGTCGACAGCTAATATTATTTTTTCTTTATCTGTAAAATAATCTATACAATTATCTAAATAATCTAAGTTATTATGAGTGATTGTAGCTCCATTAGGAACAGATACGACATTTGTTATACCAGCTTCATGTAAAGCTAACACATCCATTTCACCCTCTGTTATAATGCAATTGTCATATCCTACAATACTATTAATATTATAGAACACTTTTTCAGCACCTTTATATAATTTAAAGTTTTTACGACCATCTCTATATTTAACATTAATAAGCTGATCGCCCATAAAGTATTGAAACTTTATAGTATTCTCGGTCTTGCCGGTTTGAGGCATCCACTCAGAGCCTTGTCCAACCTTTAGGTCGAATAAGGTCTCTGGTGATATTCCTCTAGTTTCAAACCATTTCAATATCTTATCTTCTAATCCATAAGCTTTGCCTGGATATTCAGGATCTGGTTGATCAGGTCTAACATAGACCCTTTCACTAGCTCCTTTACGTTGATAAGTATGTAGTTGAAAAGACGTGTTACAATTATGACATGTACCGAGACCACGTTCCCAATCATATGAAGCACATTTTTTCTTGTGATTCTTGGGTTGTCTGCATGTGGTAGAATTAGGACAAACTCCTTGGTTCTTACCAGCTTCTAGACCGTGTTGATTGAACTTGTCAATCACAAATCCATTGATCTCTGTTGTCTGCATTTAATTTAATTTAAAATGGTAAATCGTCTTCCGCTTGTACTGCTGCAGGAGCCGGACTCATACGCCCTGTACTCTGTGCTGGCTGGTCTTGTCTAGGAGTAACATTAACGTTATCTCCATTTGTCCACACTACTTTTACATTACCAAGATAAGTTTTTTCAACTTTAGCATCTCTTTCCTCTTTCGTTTGTTGAACGACTACAGGACCTTGATTACCAAACTGATCAAGCTCATCATTTAACGTAATAGTAATTGGTAAGTATTTCCCTTTTTTACCATCGATAATTTTATCTTTAGGTATTTTAGTAAGATCAATACTTGTAGCTATTATACTTGCCATATTAATAATTATTTATTTGGTGAAACATTCTTTGTAACTGATCCTTTGTAGCACCAGTTGTTCTTCGTAGATTATCTACGGCTTTAACATGGTTTTGATTAGTATAAAAATTATTTACATTAGTTTCTAAACCTGTTACTGTACAAACTCTTGTTTGATTTTTTCTTGTTCTTGCCATATAATTAAAGTGTTTTGTTAATAAAATATTGGGTAGGATCAAAGCCTTCAGACTTATAAAATAATTCATAAGCCTTCGCTGCTCTTTCAACTTTGTCCATACCACGTTCATAAAACTCGGGTGAGCAGTCAAATATACCTATTTGTTCTGTATTTTTATCAATGGCAATAAATACCATTTCGTAGCCAAATAGTTTACTATAAATATAAGCTTGTGAATCGTAATTGTACTTAGATGCTGAGTATTTAAATTTTTGAAGATCTGCTGTGGTTTTTAAATCAACTACTAATTTTTCTTCATGATTTATAATATCAGCTTTACCTTTCCATAATTGATTCGCAAGCTTTGTAATCGCTGGTTTTTCGTATTCATTAGTCTTATTACGAATTAAATCAAAGCAAATTTTATTAGATAACATTGTTTCTGTTAATTTTTCTATTTTATCTACTTCATGCTGTAATAAGCATAATTCACCACCAGACATCTCTTTATAAGCTTTAGTATTTCTAGTTGTAGATTCTATAACCTTAAATTTTTTAATTTTATCCGGTTCAAGAATAGCTGTGTGAAAATAACCACCAACTAAAAATGCAGGTCTTTGTTCAGACTGTTTACCTAAAGCTAAAGGATTGTTAAGTAACGTGCCAATGTCAGAATTACTAAGATATTGTTTACCAAAGTCTCCGTAATAATGTTTATCGTCTCGTAACTTTTCAATTACTTTTTCGTTTGTCATTATAATGTTTTAAGTTCCTTTTCTAATTCAGGTGTTACTTGGTATTTCTTTTTAATTGTTTCAATTTTACCGCCAGATTTTACAAAAGCTTTAGCTTTATTTATAGCTGTTTTATCCATAGCTATACCGTTTAAAGCATCGCTATCTGCAGTATCATCAATTAAAAATAAATTTCCTAATGCGTACTTCTTACCATAACTCGATGCAGTACCGAATTGCTGGGGTGTTTGCATGCCTTTTTGATTAAGATCTACACCAACTATTGCTGTGGCATTTAACGTTTGTTCTCCGTCCGTTATTGTTGCTGTAGTCTCTAATATAGGCATGGGATCTGAAGCTAATAATTTTTCATTAATAACTACTGATACTCCTAATTCTAATAAATAGGGTTTTGTTGCTTCGAGAATGTCTTCGGCTGATCTGAAGTAATATTTGCCGAATGAGTTAAACCTACTTTTTTTCGATTTAAACTTTGTCTGGATCGTTGCCAGTTTAGTGTTTATTGTCATATGGTATATTGGTTTTTCTTATTAATATAATTACACATAATTTTTAGTTTTTACAAAGGTAAACTACAGATAGTCAAGCACTTGCGAGTGGTCCACACTATCTATTAATTTATCTACTGCTTGTTTTTTTAGCTCTGAAACACGAACATAATTGCTAACTCCATCTATATTTAATTTTGTTGCTATTTCTTTAGCTGAATGTTTTTCACAGTCTAATCCGTAACTTAACCTTAATACTTCATATTCTTTTTCATTTAAATATTTAGTCATTAAACCTTTTAAATAAATATTAAGAAGTTGTATATTATATGGTTCAGATTTATCAGGTATTTGGAACATAATGTTTTCTCCATCACTATTTACTGGTTGTGAATCAATAGATAAAAATATACTATTAAAAAACATAGCAACCATTTTCTGATCTTTACCATTATCTTTACGCATCTCATTGAGCTTGTGTTCTGGTATTCTTATATCTCCTCTTGCAGCATCAATTTTTCTACGTAAATGACCTTTGATTCTTTTACTAAAAAAAGATTTTAGGGTTTTTTCTATATCTTCACTTTCTTTTAATGTATCTCTATCTAATTTAGCAATAGCTCTAGTCAATGCTTCACCTCCAATTTGTATAAAATCATTTATAGTTAATACACCAGAAGCTTGCTGTGATGTTGAGAATTTTCTAGCTAAATTTTCTACTAAAGGTAAGAATAAAACTTTAAATTCTTCATCTGTATAATCAATCCATTTTTTATGAGGAATTAATTTTAAAGATTCTTTTAAATCTTCTTTATACCTAATGTAATTTTGTATATTATATTTCTTCATTTAATATTTGTTTTTCGTTTTTAAGCTGTTGGCTTAATTTTCTATAAATAGTTCTTGTAGAACAATTAAGTAATCCTGCTACTCTGCTCCATGTTATTTTTTTATTCATATCATTTAAATCAAGCATGCATTGATATATAGCCTCTTCATCAACCATCGATGATCTACCTATTAATTGACCTACAATTTTTAACTTACTACTCAAGTCTAACCCAGAGTACGGTTTAAATATTACTTTACGTAGCTTGTTAGCAGGTGGATCACCACCTTGACTATATACATCTATAATCATTTGATCGAGTATTTTTTCTTTAATAAAAAAAGTTACAAAGCCATTATCTTTGTTGGCTATAAATCTAGCTACATGCTCAAAGAAAGGACTTAGTCCATACTCATTATCTTGATTTAAATAGTATAATACAAGCATGTGCCACTTTAATGATTTGTATGTAGTTATTTTAGCCTTGCTATTAAACAAGTGATAACAACCATGCGTACCATTCTCATAAAACTTATATTGGTCTGTTTCTATAGTAGGGATATCATTGCCATCAAATCGATATATAACCCTTCTATCGTTCAACCATTTTATATTCCTAGCATGTGACATTTGCCTATTACTTTCTTTTATTCTTAAACCTATTGTCACGTCTAGGCTTTTGAAAAGCCTTTATTTTGTCTGTAATGCCAAAAACATTTGTTTTTATTAAATGTTTTAAATTAGTTATTGTGCTCATATAATTCAATTTTTACGTTATTCCATTTTCCATACTTCATAGTTGTGTCAACTAAAAAGTCTATTCTATTTGTCCATCGTTTATTCATACGATCTCTTATGACCCAAAGGCCATTCATTTCGCCAGCATTGCTAATTAAAACAACGCTATTCATTTTAAAACCTTTAGCTTCAAGATCTCGAGACACAGCTATTATTCTGTGTGACTCGGGATTATCCATGTTAATTTTAAAATTAGTAGCAGTTCTATCAGGCGTACTATCAGTTTGAGCTGGAGTTGCATGATATATTGTAGCGGTTACTACAATAATCTTCAATGTTTTTAATATCATATAGTTTTTCTTTTTTAATATTACATATAGAGCTTTTGTCACCAATATAGTATTGCCAATAGGCTCTTAAACTATCGCCTTCAACTTTATATTCATCAGGCATACACTGTGGAGGTTGTGTGAACTCTTTACCCTGTATATACAGCGGAGGTTTAGCCAGAAAGTCTTTACATTTAGTTATTGTTAAATGTGTTTTATCGTATCGCTTTGTATACTCATCACCAAGAGCTATCATGTGATCGTATAACCACATGTAAGTAGATCTTGATTTTCTAGCCCATACAGTTGATGGGTGATTTAAATGAGCCTGTTTATAAGGTACATTTTTCCTCTGCCATTTATCACCATAACAATGATGAGATGTACAAAGCATCTGGGCTGATTCTAAGATCATTTTAACAACATGCTTATTATATTGTAGCTTTGCTGCTTTAACAGGATCCTCGTGTAAATAAAATATATTCATTTATATCTTTTATTGTCTAATCTATTATAATGTTTGTCTAATAAGAGGTTTGCCACCTCTTCTGATATTAAGTTGTCGTTGTATAGTTGCCATATTAATTTACTCATAATTTCTAATGCATTTAAATAGCGGGTGTCTGTAACTACCCGCGTTAGTTCTTTGAAAGTACGTAAACGTAGCTCTTTTACCTATATAGTTATCTATATTTTTAAGCATATTAGCCATATCTTTATAAGTAAATCCTTTACCAGGAGGACAGCCGAATTGTATACCTTCGTCATCTAACATTATAAATTTACCAAGTGTACCTGTTCGTTTACCTTGACCTAATTCATAGTTAATAATAGTAGCCTCAGCATCAGAGAAGTCTTTAAACTTCATAAGATCATAAGATCTACCGTGTTTGTATAAACCATCAAGCCTAATGATGGAACCTTCATAACCTTGATCTAAAAATTCTGCGTGTATTTCTCTAGCATAATTATAGCTATCAACTAACTTTGAAGGTACATACTTAATTTGAGCGTCATATATGTCAGACGTTACAAGTTGTTGCATACGAGTTTTGTAGCTGTCATACATAACACCGTCAAAATAATCGTATACGTGAAACTGTACAAGATGTTGAGCATCTAATCTATCAATATCAGTTGGCTTTTGTTTTCTAACAAGAGATATAATTTTTTCAAAATTATGTTTAAGCTTGTGATTATATAATTCACCGTCAAGTATAACGTCAGGTTGTTGATTGAAAAAAGGTTTAAGAGCCATTTCAATATGTTTCACATTCATAAATTGTTTATGATTACGTGAATATGCGCCGTTTGAGGTAAATAAACATCTAACACCATCAAGTTTTGGTTGTATATATACGGGTTGATCCCAGTCTACTCTAGACTTATTAAACTTGTGTGCAAGCATTGCTTTTTTAATTGTCATCTAATTTTTTTTCTATTCTTTTAATTTTATTTAATATTATCGCTGCTTTACGATATTCCTCTTTACTTTCTAACATAGCTAGAATAGTATTTAATCTAGCTAATTCAGAAATTAAGATTTCTTCTTCGTTTGCTAACAAAGTTAGGGGACTAATGTCCCCGTATTTTTCCAATATTTTTGCTAACACTAAGTCTGCTAACAAATCAATATTGTGTTCGTTATTTATATTATCCAATTGTTTTTGTATTTAATTTGTATTTTTAGGAGAATCAGAAGCATAAATATGAACTTGTTTATCATTTCTAGTTTCACCATTAGCAAAATCTGTATAATCCATATCCTCCATATACTTAGATATAATCTTTTCTGGTTTTAATACAAATACATTTCTATTACTGTACTGATCCCAACAACTAATCCATATGTCAGGTTTACCTGTCCATATAACATAAGTATAATGGTGATCTATATGTTGATGGTCTTGATATAAGTAGCAACTGTCATAGTAATGATCGTGTACTAGCTTTGCAGCTAATGCACTACCATCTTGTCTACCATTAGTGTGACACCAGTTTGCTAACTGTACACCCTGCCATTCAGGATAACCATCGTGATGTAAATACATATTTACATAGCTTTTGTCACTGAAATGACAAGGATCTGCAGCAAATCCTAGCTCGTTTTCTTCTGCATGTTTTCGGTCTACGACCATTGTTAAATTTCTAGTACTCATCTTTATATTTTTTGTATTCTTCTTTAGTTATCCACTTATCTATTTCAGAGACGAAAACCATTTCGCCTCTAAATATTAAGCCATTAAAATTTCCTGGTTTTAAAAATTCCATATTATTCTTCGTATATATAACCGTTACTTTCTAATTCATCAACTTTGTCATCATGTAGCCCATCATAAACATCGTGATACCATTCTGCTAATTCACAGTCTAAATCATCTTCAATTTCATCCCATATATGTTCAGCAACCCAAACATCTTGGTTGTTAACTAAAGTATCTAGTATTCTTTCAGCAAACTCATTACCATCAGCGTAGTAATATATATCACTAGCAAAATCTCTAACGCCGTCATGTTCATGTGTACATGCATATACATCATAAGTATCTGCAGTTGTTTCAGTATATACCAGTAAGCCTTCAGCACCTTGTGCCCAGCTACTCGTGTTATCTAAGTTACCACCGTAGTTAGCGGTAATATATTCAAGAATCCAGTTCATATCTGGTTCTTGCATTATGCCGTCAGCTTCTAATTTTTCTGCGACGTCATCATAATTAATTATTTCACTCATTGTATTTAATTTAAAATTAGAGCGAAAAGTGGGACTCGAACCCACAACATTCACCTTGGAAGGGTGATGCTCTACCAATTGAGCTATTTTCGCATTAGAGGAGATGCCCCGATTTCCGGTTGGATTCAAAAGGGTTTGTACTCAGGACCTTTCTACTGTTACCGGTTTTCGGGAACGACTTACACTCCTCTTAGTCTAATAAGACCATATAAGCTTCAGAGTTGTTTGTTCTGAACCAACTTAAAGCTTTATCAAAGTCATTAATCATTTTTTGGTTATATTTTCCTGTTTCAAAAATAGATTGACACCCAATTATGAAATCATAAATACTTAATTCTTCTGCGGTCAACTCGTGGCTTTCGCCAGAAAAAGGATTAGTTACTTCTCCACCGCTTGTGTATAAGCTTCCTTTAAACCATTTAGGTAATTTTTGTTTAGATTTTAACATTTTTATTTATTATGAGTGGAGACTCATCTTTATTTGTTTTAATATAATAGACCGAATCTCCTTCTTCTATTATAATATTTTTGTTTTTAAACCTTTTAGGGTAATTTTTTAACACATATTCTTTAATCTTCATAGCTATATCCTTCTTCTATTAATCCTTTTATTATTTCTTCTTCTTTTAAATTAGATAAATCTATATAAAGATCTTCAATAGCGTCATTAACATAGTAATCGCTTTGATCTTCAATTCTTATTGTATAGCCACTGGTTATTGCATCTTTTAGACATTGTGTTAATTCACAGTCATAATAATGAATATCACTACCTACACAGATATTTTGATCATCTTCAGTAGCAATATAAACACTGTAACCATCCGCTGTAGACTCTTCATATATAAAATAGTCACAACTAATTGTACCAAGTGTAGAATGAGGATCTATTAATTTAGCGTTATAGTATTCTAAAACTACATTTTGCATATGAAATTCATCGTGTGCTAAATCTTCATTAAACTCTGTTTTGTTTAATAATTCCTCTACTAATTCAGGTGTTATTAATTTTTTAATTCTCATAATTATTACTTTATTAAAAATTTACTACCGCCATACATTATATCACTAGCGGATATTTCATGAGTATATAAACTTGCATATGTCATTAAAGAGCTAATTTCACTTATTGTTAACTCATGCCACATTGTGCTACTCATTAATTTATATTTTAATCTTTTAGCACTATCATATTGTCTAGCGCTAGCTTGCAACTCTGATTTAATAGGTTCAACAAGTCTTTGGTAAATTGATTTTAATTTCATATTATTATTATCTTATTATTATTGTATTTTGTTTGTAATTAGTGGAAGTGGGCGGAGTCGAACCGCCGTTTACTAGACGACCACATATTTGTGGGTATTAGTACTTACCTTATCACTCCCATAAGATAGCAGTCGCGGACTGGTAGTTAACTAGTATTGTCATTTATCCGCTCTTTCTGTTTTGCTAAAGTTATAGCTGCTTATATAAGCTTTTTCCGCCTTACCCTTTAACTAACGTGACCAGTAGGC